TCAAGTAGTTACCAGCTTTAGAGCAACCTCCGCTCGACCCGCTGGAGTTTCAGTGTAGCGAGATTGTGACATTGGCTTGTCGAGCACACTGACCGCATCTCGCACCCTGGCCGGTGCGAGATGCGCATATTTCTCGGTCATCTGCACCGTAGAATGCCCCAGCAAATCCCTCACTTCGATCAACGGTACCCCGGCACTCACCAGCCAGGCCGCACACGTGTGCCTCAAATCGTGAATGCGGAAGTCCTTGATACCAGCTTTTTTGCAAGCCCCTTCGAATCCATCCGAAAGATCAACCACCTTTTCGCCGGTCCTGCGCGAGAAAACCCATGGTGACGCCGGGCAATTCTCCGCCCGAAACGACATTCGCCCCTTCAGCGCCGACAGCGCTCCCTCATTCAGTGGAATGCTTCGACGCTTCCCTGCCTTCGTGTGCTCGCCCTCCAGGTAGACCAACCGGTTCACCAGGTCGACACGGCGCCACTCCAGCCCGATCATCTCTTCCTTCCTGCACCCCGTGTTCACTGCCAGCCGGATAAAGTCTTCCAGCAGGTCACCGAATCGTTGCGTGCGCGCCGACCGGCACAGCGAGTCGACCTCCGCCCGGGTAATCCAGCGCACCCGGCTTTCGGCTTCACGTAGCGTCCTGCCCTTCACAGGGTTGGGTATCTTCCATTCCAGCTCGACAGCACACCAGTTGATCGCCGCCGACAATGCCGCCAGCTCTCTATTAATAGTGGCCGGCGACTTCCCGGCCTTCGCTCGTAGCGACGAGTACTCGCGAATCTCCTTGCCGGACAAGTCGTTCATGATCCGTCCGGCGAAGAATTCTCGTAGCGCCTTCACCCTATGTTGCGTGGTGTCGAAACTTCGCTGAGTCTGGGCGGCATGCCCCAGGTACTCGATCATCACTTCCTCGAACGTTCGCTGCCGGTCGAAGCCCATTTCCTTTTCACGCCACGCCTGGCTCCGCTGCTCCTGCTCTAGAGCCTTGGCTGCGGCATAGTCCTTGGTGCCAGAAGAGCGTCTAACGTACGTTCCGTCTGACGCGGTGTAGCTAATCCACCAAGTTTCGCCTCTTTTGTACGGCATATCCTCTCCTCGGATACGACGCCCGCGGCGGCGAGGGTAGCAGGGATGCCAGCCTCGATCATCTCAACGAGCTTTTGATAGTGAACGCGCAGCGGGCCGAAGCCGCGCACGCAAGGGATCTTTCCGTCCTTCGCAAGGCGATAGGCGGTTGAGCGACCGATGCCCAGCATCTCGGCCGCTTGAGTGACTGAGATCAGTCGCAGGGTCATGCATGTCTCCACGCCGCCGGTGGCGGCAGGTTGGTGGTCAGTCGATCTGGTAGTAGACGTAGCAGTCGACGCCCTGGGCCTTGAGCGATTGGTGCATGGCCTGCACTCCGGCGCTGTGCTGGTTGCCCTGTCCTGGCCAAGGCGTGTCCAGATGGATGCCCTGTTGGTCGTAGCGGCTTTTCTTCTGCACATAACCCGGCAGGCCGGGCAACTGGTTAGGGCGCAGGCCCGGTACCGGAATAACAACCCGATCCAGGTTTGCGCTGCCGCCGTCATGGGTGCAGGCAGCTGCTGCGGCCTTTCCTGCTTCTATGGCAATGCGCACCTTCGCCGGCAGGCCGGCCAGTTCTTCTTTCGTCATGGCAATAGCTCTCCACGCCCGCGCATGCCGGCGGGCTTGAGTTGTCGGGGGAGGGGTTAGGGTGCGGAGCGCTTCATGAAGGTGATCCAGTGCGTCTTTTCGCGCTTACCAGACTTGTGGCCAAACAGGGGCTTTTCGTCGGTTAGGGCAAGCAGCTCGCTGACCAGCACCTGGGTTTCGTTCCACTTGAAGATCAGGATTCCTTCGGGCTCCAGCACGCGGAAGCACTCGGCGAAGCCCTGGCGGATGTCCTCCCGCCAGTCGCTGGTCAGCAGTCCGTACTTGGCACGCATCCAGCTATCGACGCCGGCCCGGGTGAGGTGCGGCGGATCGAACACGACCAGGCGGAAGGTTGAGGCCTCGAAGGGCAGGCTACGAAAATCCATCAGTACATCGGGCTCGACCTTCAACACACGGCCGTCGCAGAGCAGGTGCTCTTCGTCGCGGATGTCACCGAACAGGGCGCGCTGGTCTTTTTTGTCGAACCACATCATCCGGCTGGCGCTGCAAGGGTCGAGCACTTTCGCTGCGGCGCTCACGGAATCAGCTCCTGCGGCACGGGGACCGCGTTGCCGAGCTTGGCGGTGACGACGGCGCGGCATGCGGCGATTAGGTGAGTCGATCCGTCAGCATCGCCCGAGATGTCATCCAGCCCGGTGACGGCAAAGAAAGAATTCGAATAGAGGCCGAAGCCGACGCGGTACTTCTGGATCAACTGCCCGCCAACGGCCCAGTCTTCCCACGGGTTGTAGCGCACCTGTCGAATCGTGACCTCGCCGGTGTAGCGGACAAACACCCGCCACGGGTTCCCGTATATTGGCGGGGCAAGGAGTACTTCGAGGTCTTCAGCTTTGCCGACTGCCCAGCCCAGTGCCTCGCCGACCAGGTCGGCCGTTTTTACTTCAATCAGGCCGGTCATGACCTCACCTGCGTCGGGTAAGGTGGCTGGGTCGAGATGGACAACGATCCAATAATCGGAAGCCGCGCCCAGGCACCGAAGTGGCCATGGCCAACGAAGTATCGGGTACCTGCCGCCATGGATGGTCCGAAGGCAGGAAGGCACAGCACCTTCTTTGGCTTGCGCCACCAAACTGCCCAGCGCCAGTAACCGCACTTCAGCCCCCAGCTGGCGACAACAGCCTCATCCTTGCCGTCGCAGGACCAGTCCAGTCCTACAAAAAGTTTTCCGATCTTCACAGCTCATACCTCTCATCAATCCAGCGCCCAGGCGCCAGAGCGGGTGTAGGTTCGGGTTGGGTTTCGTGCGGGGAGAGCTGGCGCTGGTTGCTGGCCTGCAGCTGGCTGTCGGGGATGCAGCTGATACCGACCCCATTGAGCAGGTAGCAGGTGACGCCGCGCTGGCTGTCGTGCTGCACGTCGATGACGTTCTCGGTTGCGCTGGCGCCGGTGGCCAGCAGCAGGAGGCAGAGGGCGAGGCGGGTCATGACTTGAACTCAACTGCTGGTGTGACCTGCCGGGCGTAGTCGAGCACGCCCTGCGACCAGTCTTCGCCCACACCGTCATCGAAAGCGAACAGCATGCCGCCGAGGGCGCGGCGCAGATTGCGGATTTCTTCGACCATCGCCACCACCACGGCAGGCCGAGCTTCGCGGTAGTGAGCCTCTGCATGAACGTGCGGCTCGCCGATCCCATAGAACTGGACGCCCAGGGCCTGGCCGTCGTAGTTCAGGTAGTCGGCTGTCAGCTCGACAGATCCTTCGCCGCCGCACCCTGGGCATTCGATCCATCCTTCTTCGGTGTCTGCGACCTGGGCGCTGTCGAAGTTTTGCGGGGTGGCAGCCTTGGCCGCTGCCTCGATCGCGTCGAGGTCCAACTCAATTGTTTCGGGCACGGGGATTCCTTGGCCGCCATATCGCGGCAGTGAATAGAGGGGAGAGGGGTTACAGCGAGATGGAGTACAAATGTGCTCATTTTAATGCGCCTACTATAACCAGAGGAACGGTTTCTCTGGTGTATAGAGGAGCTGTAAACATGGAGTACTTAAGTGCGGTGGCTGGTCTGCTTTCTATTGCTGTCGATGCGATCAATCTGGTGGTCGCGGTTCGCGCTCTTCTCAGGCGGCCTTCAGTAGAGCCTCAATTACTCGCTGCCCGGCCAAAGGCGGTACCGCGTTGCCAGCCATGTGCATGGTCAGCCGGTGGCTGTCCGGGCGCAGGGTGTCAGCCGGGAACGACATTGCGGCCAGGGCCTCGCTGGCGCTGAGCATCCGCATGCGGTCGCCGTCAACCAGGGCCCAGCGATCGAGGGTGGTGATGGTGCCGATCGGCCGGTTGATGTCCCGCCCGGTGGTGCCGGAGCCTTTGCCGTAGTAGGGCATGATGAAGCGGTCGCCGAACCGCTGGCGGCCGTTGCTCACCCTGTCGAGGGTGGCCTGGGCCCGGCCCGGCTTCTGAATGGGCGACCACCGCCCGCCATCGAAGTCGAGGAAGCTGCTTGCCGGCACGTGTCGCTCCTGCGGCAGCTGCAGCATCAGCGGCGCCTTGCTGCGCGTAAGCACCATGAACAGGCGCACGCGGTGCTGCGGCACGCCTAGATCGGCGCAGTCCACGATGTGAGGCGCCGCCTGATATCCCAGCGCCTGTACCGCTTGCAGCCAGGCCGGGTACAGCACCCAGTCGGTGAACTCCGGCACGTTCTCGATTACTGCTGCCTGCGGCCGGTGGAACTCAAGGGCCGATACCGGCGCCCAAGCCGTCGAGCGCGATGCGTCGTGCTCGGGGTTGCCCGACTTCTTGCCGCGCGCTTTGGCGTGGCCCTGGCAGCACGGCGAGGCAAGCAGGATGTCGTGTGCCGGCACCTGTTCCCAACGCGCTTGGTGCAAGTCTTGGCAGACGTGCTGCGTTTCGGGGTGGTTGGCACTGTGCCATTCAACTGCCACCGGCCAGTGGTTTGCCGCCCAGAGAACCCGGACCCCTGCGGCGCGCGCGCCGGTGCTCCATCCGCCGAGGCCGGCGAACAGGTCAATTGCTGTAGTCACGCTGATACCTCGCCTATAAACTACGCGAAAATTTGGCATGGATGACGCAATGCTCAACGATTACGGGAAGAGTCTTTTTAAGCCATGGTTATCGGTACAGAATGTTGTTTTGGTTCTGGCCATTCTGTATGTCGGATTGCTTCTCGCCAGGATCTTTAACCTTGATAGCGGTCAGGTTGCCAGTTGGGTGCAGGCTATTGGCGCAATTGTTTCAATCTGGGCTGCATGGTCTATTGCAGGCGCTCAAGGCAGGAGGTCGGCGCTCGAAGCAAGGAGGCTTGAAGTAGCAAGGTGTTCTGGTGTGATTGGTATATTGAGGCACGTTGATTCAGTTGTTGATTCATTGGCAGGAACAAACAATGAGCCAGTAAATGTGCTGGTGGCCAAAGAGCGATTTACAGCTCTGGTGCAAACCTTGGATAAAATTGACTTGCTAAGCCTGCCGAGCTCAGTGTTTGTAAATGCAGTGTGTGAAGTTCGACAAAGTCTTGAGTCTGCTCTTTCTGAGCTTCGAGACCCCCTGCGTACAGTTCAATTCGGGCTGCATTTTAGATTCAGGATAGCAAGGCCAATTTCATCATCAGTACTTGGCCACATAGCATTATGCGTCGCGGAAACTGAGGCAATACGCGCGCAGCCCGCGTTTTGATGGCGCCCCAGCGAATACCGGGCCGTAGTTGTCGTTGAATAGGGGAAGGCGCTGGCGGGCAGCGCCGGATGGTCAGGCGTCGGCCGGGAACTGCTTGGCCAGGGCCTGATGCACCGTCTCGATGATTCGGCAGAGATAGGCCCAATCTGGGTTTGGCTCCATGGCATCGGCCGGCAGGTTCCACCAGTCGTCACCGAAAACTCGGTTCATGAACTCGCGGTGGGCGCCGCCGCACTCGTCGAGCGAGCTGGTGTGGCGAACATCCTCGGCTTCGTCGAGCAGGCTCCGGGCGTCTTCTGCGTCAAGATCCCGGTCGCGCCGCATTTGCACGATCACCTTCCGCGCTTTGTCGGCCAGGGCCTCGGCGCTGAACCGGAGAGAGCTCAACGACCGGTCGAAGTAGCCGATGATGTAGGCATCGTGCAGCTTGCAGAAGAACTGGCCGATGGTTAGGCCATCCCACATGCCGCTCCAGTAGGCGTGCCATGTCTTGTCGTAGCAGCTGACGGTGATCTTGCCTTTGCAGGGCTCGAAGTCTTCGAGGTAGACGCTGATCGGGTCCAGGCCTTCGGCGCCGGTGATCAGCAGCTTGGTAACTGTCGATGTCTCGACTTGCATTGTGGTACTCCTTGCATGCGCCGCCCTCCGTGGCCGGATAAGGCATGGTGGCAATCTGGTTTGGGATGGGGTATTACGGGATCCCGGCGCGGGGCCGAGAACTGGAGATAAAAATGGCTGACATGTACTTAGACGATGTGCGCGGCTACTGGAAAGGGCTGGCCGCACCAGCTTTCGAGGAGTTCTGGGCTGAGTATCAGGCTGATGCCGATGTTTCATCTAATCGCCTGACGCTGATCTATCGTCGGCTAATCACCGCCTCGCTTTTTCTCAATCACCTGTCCGACAAAGCGGCGTTGTTGCATGGGCTGGTAAAGGGGAATCATTTCATGGATGAAGTGAAAGCGAAGGACGCAACGCTTGGATCAAAATTGCACGCATGCCGGCATTTCTCGAACGATGCGAAGCATGAGATGCAAAGAATTCAAGAGGCATCACTGAGGCATCGGGAGAAGGGGTTCGATGATGATGGCGAGTCTCTGGTGGTGCAGTTCAGAATGCTCTCGACTGACGGAAATGAACTGCATGAGATATGCCGTGTGGTTACTGAGGTCTGGCGTTTTTGGATCGGTTATTTCGACGGATCCGCTCCCATTAATTACAAGGACGCTTTGGCGTTGAGGGCTGGTGCGATTACCTCGTCGCCCGGCTCCTGCTGAATCATCAGCATGCTCTTCCGGTCGAAGGCCAAAGCCAAGCTCGGCGAGATGCTGATTTCGTGCCGCGGCGGGGTGAGAAACTTCGCCGCGTGCAGCCTTCCCAGTGCATGGATTCCGTGGATCAGCGCTTCGATCATCTGGCTGTATGTAGTGTCAGCCCAACCGCAGATGGCGCGCAAGTGCTGGCCTGTTCGCTTCCGGGCTGACAGCCGCAGTGGCTCAGTTCGCACCACAGACCGGTGACCTTCAATTTCGTGGCGCGCGACCCTGAACAGGGCGTGATGCCCGAGCGCTTCGATGTGATGAATCATCAGCGTCATCGCCTCGCCCTGTTCCTCGATCCCGGCCCACTCCATCAGCTCCAGCAGGGCCTGTTTAGTCCCTGGTCGAACCTTCAAACGCAGGTCCTCCTCCTGCAGTCGTTCTGCCTTGGCTCTGCGCTTCTCGTCACGCTGCTGCTGCGTCAGAGCCATCATCTTCTCCATTGCGCACAAAGCGGGTGCCCGGCCCGATGTCGAGCAGGTCGCATACCCGGTTGATGATCTTGAGCGCTGCGTCGAACACCTTGGCGTCGTCAGGCTCGCGGGCGAGGCGTTTTAGGTTCGGCTGGTGCTCCAGGCAGACCTTGTCGACCAGGCGTCGAGCCAAACCCCGGAGCTCGTCCGCGCCGTCGTGGAAGCGCATGCTCAAGGCGAAGGCCACGGCCACATCGTCAGGCCGGTACTGGCCGCCGCTGCGGGTGATGTACAGCTTCTTGACCGGTCGATTCATCCAGGCCGGCAGGGTGACTACTCCAGAAGGTGCTTTCTGCATGGTGGTGCTCCGATAGGCCGCTTGGCGGCAGGTGGAACTGTTCTTGACGCCGGCGCTGGCGGACCTGATTTTTCAAACTGGCCCGTCGCATCGCTTCCCCTCAACCTTCGGGTATTCGACGCCGAATAGGTGGATGACCCGGCAGAATTTGCGGTCAGAGATGCCCAGCTTGGCCTTGGCCTGGGCTCGGTTTAGGCCTGCATCACGAAGCTCGGCGATCTTGGCGGCAAGAGCTTTGTCCTCGGCGGGGTCTGCATAGGCCCTGTTCTTTTCGCCTCGGAAACGGCGAGGGTCGGGCTGGAACGCAAACCCTCCGTCCTGGGCGGCGCGGTACAGCGTTGTTTGTGCCAGACCGGTTCGCTCCATAGCTTGGGCGTAGGTCATGGTCTTGGCCATTTCCCGAAGCTCGGCCAGCTGCTTCTGCCGTTTCAGGGCCTTCTGGCTCGGCGGCTTGGGCTGGGTAGCTCGTACCTGTTCAAGGTCGCGGTGCGGGCGGTGCGGTGCGTACTGGAAGCCGTCGAGAACGATGATGCTGCCTCCAGAGGCCAAGAAGGCCGCTTGTGCGGCCTCCAGGTCGATTGATGGGTTCATGCTGCCTCCTTCATCCGCTCGCGCATATCCTTCTCCAGGTCGCCGAGCTCTTCCAGAAACGCCTTGATCTCGGCCTCCATTTCGCGGATGCGCTTGAAGTCCCGCTCGAAGCGATGGCACACGTACTGAAGGGGCTCAGGCAGGCGGTCGTCGTAGCTGACGAAGTCCGCCCAGGCCCTGCCGGTGCAGGCCATCTGGGCCAGCATCTGCCACTCGTACTGCGGGTCGTGCCGTTCGGACTGCATGGTGGCGATGTGGGTAGCCGTGTTTGGGCACTTGATCTCAAGCACGCCATCCTCACCGACCAGCCCGTCTGGCGAAGCGCCAAAGCCAGGAATGCTTGGGTGCATGACCAGCCCGGTTTCAATCACCATCAGGCCTTTGTCAGCCTCGTAGGCCATGCACGCAAACGGCTCAAGCTCGACGCCGCGCTGCACGGCGGGTTTGCTGGACAGGTCTGGACCGCTCTGCTGACCGGTGAGGCGCTCGCACAGCAGCTCCATCATGTAGTTCTTGCGGGTAGCAGACGGCGCGCCACCCCGGCCGCTCGCCATCACGTCTTTTACCCGGCTCGCCGTGACACAGCCAAGGCGTGCCGCGAACCATTCAGCGCTACGCTGCTCCATCTAACACCTCCTCAGATTCGCCTTCGATGGGCGCCGTCTCTGCCTTGATGGCGTCGGCGCGCTTGGTTACCTCGGCCTTGAAGCGGGCATGGCCGGTCGCATCCTTTGCCTGTTTCATGGCTGCGGTTGCCTGCTGGTACACATCGGTCAATGCTTCCAGGCTGCCGGCCTTCTGTGCCAGTGCGATCCAGTTGTTCACCATCTCGGGGTCGGTGGGTGCCGAGCCAGCCAGACTGGCCAGACCCTCACCCCCGTCCGTGTTCAAGTGGTGAATCGCCTGCTCCAGTCGCTCAGTCTTCGGCCAGTACTTGTAACCGCGTTTCACCACGGTCTTCTTAGCCATCTCGCCCGGGTCGGTGACCCACGGGCAGGATTTGTTCTTGCTGACCCAAGCCTTCCAGGCGCTTGACCTGTCTCGGATGGCGTTCACATCCTCGATGCTCATCGTTTCGGTCAGGTAATCGCCGTCGGCGGTCTTGACCACGACGTACACTCCGATCACCTCGCCGCGATCCTTGGCGAACGGGTTGTAGGAATGGGTCGGCGGCTTGTCGAAGCCGTTCAGGCTGAAAGCGTCGGCGGCGTACACGAGTTCGGCCTGGGCCCAGCGTATGGCGCCGGTCGACATTGCCAGGTCCATCAAGCCGATGTAGCTGATGTCCAAGCAGATGCGGCCGTCGCGCGGGACCAGGTAGGCCTGCTTCTTGGCTGGGTTCAGGCTGATGCCGATGGCGGCGATGTTGGTGATCGCGTTGGCCACCGACTGCCGATTCTGCATGGCAACCTTGGTGGCGTACTCGCTCGATGTGATCACCTGGATGGCGAATTCGGCCTCGCGCTCGAAGTTGAGCGAGCGGTCGGTCAGAACATTCGCGAACTGGTTCCGCTGCGCGTAAATGTCCTGCGAGATGATGGCTACTGCTTGGCTCATGGCGACCTCAGTAGGAAATGGCGATGTTAGGGATCTTGCGCTGGGCGATCAGGGTGATCGCCTGTTTGGCGCATTCCTCGGTCATGCCGCCGGCGACGAAGGCCTCCAGGGCGGCGCGGTTGATGCTGGCCCGGTGCGCCTTGTCGCGCTCGCGGGCTTCTTGCTGGCGGAGGATCTCGGCGGCAGCGGCGTCTGCCCGGCGGCGCTCGTCTTGGCGAGCCTGTTCGGCAGCCTCTTCCTCGCGTCGTGCTGCGGCCTGGCGATCTTGTTCAGCCTTCTGCTCGGCTTCAATCTGCTCGCGCTTTGCTTGCTCGGCGCGACGTTCAGCTTCGGCGGCCTGAAGCCTCAGGTCGTTCTCGCGCTTCTCGGCGGCGGCCTGCTCGTCACGGATTCGTTGGGCTTCTGCGTCACGCTCGCGCTGGGCCTTGGCTTCAGCTTCTCGGGTGGCCTGTTCTGCGGCTTCCCTGGCAATGCGTTCTTCGCGGTCCCGTTTCTCGCGGGCCTCTGCCTCGGCGCGCAGGCGGGTCAGTTCGGCCTGCTCGGATTCGTACTGCTGGCGGGTAGCCAGAGCGGCGCGCAGCACCTTCAGCGAATCGTCCTTGGCCCGGGCAGCTTCTGCCTCAAACTCTTCCCACGTTTTGCCCAGGGCAACGGCTTCCACCTTGGCGATGCGGTCGGCCAGGTCCTCAGCGGTGATACCGTCCAGGTCCTGGGCGTTGAGTTTCAGGTGGGCGATGGCGCTGTTGTGTCTATCCACCCGGGCATCTTCGGCGGCCTGCCACTCGTTCAGCGGCCGGCGCACCTCTTCTTGCCAAATATCCAGCGTGTCGCGCATCCGCTTGCGCTCGGCGTCGATCTTCTTTGGGATCTCTTTGAGTTCGGAAACAAGCTCCTTACCAAGGTTGTCAAGGAGGGTCTTGGACCTGGCTACGGTATAAGCGATTGAGGCAATGGCCTTGCGGCCTTTGACTGTCGTAACGTCCGGTACGAAGGCATCGATTTCGTCGCGGATGTGCTTCAGATAAGGATCAAGGCCGTTGGTGGCTTGGTACACCTGAAGCGCGGTTTCTCTCGGCGGCACGACGGCCAGTTCGGTTTGTGCGGACATTAGGACACCTCGCGCTCCATGCGAGCGCCGTTAGTTGGAATAGGGAATGCCAGATCACCCAAGCACGGAGGGTTGACCCAGGCTCTGGCTGCCGGTGATGGTTGCGCGCTCTTTCCGGCCTACGCTCCACTCAGGGTACGGTTATCCCCGTAGGGGCCCGCCGTGCTCGGGAGTGTGAATCAGGAAGTGATCCGGTCAGCGAGAGCGCTGAGCAGCATCAGGAAGGTGAAGAGGGTGAGGGTGGTGACTGAGCCGCGCAGGATGTAGAGGCGGCGGGCGCGCTGGTAGGAGGTCACGCGCGAACCTCGTATCCGACCGTCCACTCGCCGCAGATGCAGGCCCGGCACTTCCAGGCAGCAGGGTTCTCGATGCTGGCCAGCGCCGCCTCATTCACCGCGGCGGCGAACGTCGGGCCCTTGAACAGCATCAGCACCCGGTCGGGCGGCAGGCATTGGCTGGATGGAAGTTCAGCTACTTGCTCATCGATCAGGGATTTAACCAGTGCAGTGCTCATGCAGCCTCCTTGCGGCGCTCGGAAATCCGACGCACACGCTCGCAGTAGTGTTTGAACTCTTCAGCGTTGATGACCAGGATCGAGAAAAAGTTGACGATGGTCGTCTCGGCCTTGGCATCTTCAATTGCGGTGGCACCAGGCAGCAGCATCGTTTTGATGGCTGCCTCGATGGCCTTCACGGCGATTTCGTGCGAGGTCATAGCTCGGCATCCTCTGCCTGTGCGATCAGCGCGTCGTCGGCCAGCGGCTCGAGAAAATCCGCTGCCAGTTCAATCAAGTGCTGATCCGCCTTGTTCTCTCCCAGCAGATTGGCCGCTGTGGTCCGGCAGGGCTCGCCGAAGGCTGCCTGAATGACAATCTCGGCCAGCCAGTCGCCTTTATCCTCTCCGTCCTCCCAGCGCTTCAGCAGCAGGAACTGGATGTGGGTCTTGAAGTCGGCGTAGGTGATGGTGCGCGGGGCGCGCAGGCGGCGCTGAACCTTGATGTCACTGCCCCGGGCCAATTGCTCACCGGCTTCTTCCTGCCAGGCCCGGCGTGCATCGGCCCGGGTATCGATCATTGGAGGCGGCTGCCGGTTGTCGTACTCAAACTGTGATGCTCGAAGTGCGCCCATGGTCGCCTCCAGGTGGTGGGTTACTTGGATCGTTCAGCGATCATGGCGTCAGCAGCTGAATAGGCTGCTGTAGCCATGAGAGCGTCGGGGCTGATCATTTCCTGTTGAGCTACAGCGCCGTAACGCGTGAGTAGAGCGTCGTTAGCCATGAAGCCCTGCATGGCCTTGGCCGCGAAGTAGTCTCGGATGGTGATGCCGTTAGAGGGGCCGTGGCCGGCGTACTCGTTGGCCTGGACCGGGAAAGCCGGCTGCTTGCCTTCCTCAACGGGCTGGCACTCATAGCAAATGCCGCCGACCTGATCGGATTCGTCGATGCAGCTGTTGCAGCACAGGCAGTGGCCCACGCCGGAAGGTTCTGGTGGCTGATACATGGATTGTCCTCTGGACCGCATTGGTCAGGAGCCAGGCGCGGGTGACCAAACCCACCGTGAAAGGTGGCCTGGCGCCTGCCAATGCGGTCACTTTTGATTTAGGGGAATAGGTGGCTACCCGTGGCAAGTGAACTCGCCATGCAGCCTGGATCGCAGAGATCGAACAGCCTCTGTAGCTTTCTGAAGGTCGTCAAAGTCGCCAGCGCAATGGATGACGCCGCGAAGTTTCACCTGTGCGCGCCACTTTCCCAGACTTGATACCCACGACACGCCCTTTACGCCGCTGGTATTGGTATGCGCACGCTTGGTGTTGTGGCTGTTCTCGGATCCAGTGGCCTCGCGCAGATTCGCCCAAACATTGTTGTTTGGGTTTCTGTCGATGTGATCAACCTGGTCTGCAGGCCATACCCCAGTCATGTAGAACCATGCGAGGCGATGGGCTCGGTAGCCCTTCTTGTCGACCATGATGTAGATGCCTTTCTCGCCGCAGATATAACCGGCAGGCTTTCCAGCAACTCGGGTGCCTTTCGATTGGAGCCAGGTAAAGACCCCGCTTTCAGGGTCGTAAGCCAATAGCTCGCGCAGGCGCTCATGCGTCAGCATTTGCGTCTCCTTGAGTCGAAGTGAAGGGAAGGGGTGCAGGCGGTGAGCGCTACCTCACATGCATCTGGTCTGGCCGGGTAGGCCCCGGATTCGCCTGCGGTGATGCGATCTGCATCGGGGTGTGATCTGGCCGGTGCTGATCTCCGGCGTGCTGGCTTGGAAGCGGAGCCATCCAGCTGCTCTAATCACGGCATTTCTGCCTGTGGCCGCTTGTGCCCAGTAAACAACGCATCAGCATGCGCATTGCAGATCACACTCCGATGCAGCCTGGTGATGGGGAGCCAGGTGATCGGGCAGTTAACGTCAGGCTGACGTGGCGCTGGTTGTCCTACTCTCCGGCGGCGGCTTCGCGTTCGTCGGCGATCTTGGCGGCTCGTGCGTCGTCTTCCTCGTCCTCGCCGATGAAGCTGGCGCCTTCTTCGGGGCACTCTTGGAACCAGGCATACAGGCCGGGACCGCTATGTGCCTTGTCCTCGCCCATCTTGATGACGATCGTGTCGTAGCATTCCGGGTCGCCGCTGGACTCGCTCATCTCGAGCAAGGCCTTGAGCTGGTAGTGGGTCAATGAGATTTCCATGCTTGTGGCTCCGGGTTGATTTCCCGTCTGACCCTGTCGCCAAGGCCAGCCAGTGAAATCAGGCCTCAATGAGGCCCAGTTGGCACTGAACTTCGGTGACCGCTTCGGCAGGCTCACAGCCGTCGCAGTAGAGATCATGCAGCCATTCTTCAGCTTCGCCCTGGTCGTCAACGATATAGCGACCGAGGATCTTGCGGGCTTGTGCTATCCAGCGATTCCAGGCGCGGTCTTCTGCGTCTTCGCGGCATTCATCAGCCGCCATGGTTGCCATGTTGATCATCGTGAATCCCTCCGGTTGATTTCCCGGATGCCACTCGCTGAATGGCACCTGGTGAAATCCCGGCCTCGCTACTGGCGACAGGCCGGGGTATTGCGTCAGCGGTGATTCCCTCTGCGCTAGGGTGGCGCCGCGTATCCCGCTGCTGATTGCAGGTCGGCGGTTCGTCGTGGTTGCGGGCTTCGAGCTTCCTCCGCGCGGCGTCAAGCAGCATCTATCCGCCGCGGATCACAGGTCCTTACAACATGCACGCTACAGCTCTGAATGCCCTGATTGAGTGGGGCAGGGTGCATGAGGTCCGGCACCCCTCATCGCCGAAGCTCAGGGTGCTAATTCAAATCGGTGTCTCTCCCTTCTTCCGCTGGGATTCGCGGGGCGCATTGCTTGCCAGGTCATTCGCACGGTTTAGGCATTTCGCCTTCGTCAGCCGTACAGGGTGGTCCCTGTCGTGGGCAGCCTTTCGGGGCTGTCTGGCGCCGGTCGCCGGTAGAGGCAATGCGGTCTGTTGGTTGTTGCGCTGGTTGTTAAAGAGCGGGTGAGGCTTGAGGGCCTCCCGAGGGGCTGTGCAGCGCCTCGGTGAACATAAATTAGCAACCGCTAAATTTACCGTCAATAGCAAATGCTAAATTAATTTTTCGCACGTACTCCTCCCGGTCCGAGCCAGGGGCTAAACATGTCGCGCATCAGGGGTTTTACATTCTGCTAATTCTGGGTATGCTTTTCGCAAATACTGTACATATATACAGCAATAAGGGAGTGAACGATGGCTCGCCCACAAAAACAGAAGCAGCAAGAACGCAAGCCAATGTCAGGAATTGAAAGGCTCAACCTAAGGGTGTCGAGCATGATCAATCACCCAATCGCTCAAGATCAGCGCTGGGTAACGATTCACCGGTTGGATACAGACGGTGATCGAGAGTGGGAGGAGGTAATGACCGTGCTTTCGGAAACTGACGGGATCGAAATGACGATCAACGACGAGGACGAGTCGGTGACGCTGAGGTGGGAGGCGCCATCTGACGAAGACCCCAGAGTAGAGTTGATCGACGAATTCTTGGCCGTTGAAGAGCCAGCGCCGTTCTAATGGCCCACAAAAAAAGCCCGCTCAGCGGCGGGCCCGCATCCCCGACTGAACCAGCCTGGCTATACCTTCCTTTACCGAGAAAGTGCTATCGGAGACAGATATGAACTGCGACGAGAGAGATCGAGCGTTGTCGGCCTGGAGCGAACTATTCAGAGAGCCAGAAGCTCGGATGGATGCAGCAGAGCAGTACGATGAGCTGGTGAGGCTGGCGGACAAATTTCAGCGCCAGGGCCTGCTCACACTTAAGGAGAGGAGTGCTTTGATCTTGGAGGCTACCGACCATTACGCGGCTGCTGTACAGAAGCTGAGGCTGAGTGCTTAAGGTTCAGTCGGCGGGCAAAGAAAAGCCCGCAGGGGTGCGCGGGCTGAAGGTGTCACTAGGAGCAACACGACTATGAACCGTCGACCGTGAAAAGAATGTGAAGGGCCGCCTGCTGATGAAAAGCCCGCACAAAGGCGGGCTGTTTTCACATGGGGCGCTGCTCCCTCAGCTGACCTTAGCGTAGCAGGGTGGTGGCATTTTGCCAGGAAACAAAAAGCCCGCCGAAGCGGGCAACACCCAACATGAAAACTGACTATAAAGTCAGCTTTGTGAAAAGGTCGTGAAATTAAGCTGAAATTGGTCTCGGCGAGACTTCCGAGCAGGCATGAAAAAGCCCGCCGAGGCGGCGGGGCAGAACAAGATGCCTGGCGCGGGGCGGGCTGCGATTTTGACGCGAGCTGACTACAAAGCCTTTCGGACGAAGCAAAAATCTTTGTTAGAGTTATCACTGAGCACGTCATAAACAAAGTGTGTTTTAACCCCGAAGTATAACGCCGCATCGGGAATCTGAATTTTGTTCTTGCGGTCAGGATTGCTTAGCTCGTGCGTGATTATTTCATACCCATGAGCCATGGCTACAGCTATCAAAAAGGCATCCGCTATATCGCTTCTGGCAAATTCCTTTTTTGCGGCGTCTTTAAAGTGAGTGTTGCCGGCGGTCCACTGCATGACCTCCCTGTATTTTACAATTACCTTCGCGTCAGTATCGTCAGGTATGAAAAAGCTATCAGGTAAATCATTCAGCCATTCTTTAACGGGGTCGTCATCTTGACCGCGGCTAAGTTCTTTTTTTACTTTCTGAATGGAACAGAGCATCCCGTCATGGTGAGCCTGCTTTACCCAACTCCAAAAGTGGCTGCAAAATTCGAACCGGTAGTGAAAGTTCTTCGCCTGCAGAAATATGTTTGAATCAACTAGATACTTATGCATGGGCGCGAATATTCTTTTTATAAAGGTTCGTGACTGTGTCCGGAGTGATATTCAGAAGCCTGGCGGCGTCACGAATCAAAATGCTTCCCTCCATGGCGCTTTTGACTAACGCGCTGGTGACCTTTTTGCTATTTCTTACAGGTATGGTTGCGTATGGATTTCCTCCAGACCCGCCAGCCTTATAGCTCAGCGCATAAAGCTGAGAGTAAGCGGACCTGGATATCTTGCCGAGCTCAAACGCTCGACGCCCCACTACTAGCTTGCTAACCTTGAAATGCCTACTAGAACGATCAAGTGCCTCGCTGTCGCTTCCACTCCATAGAGATAGGAACTCGTCTTTGGGGACGAGCATTTCTGCTGCAACGCTATTGCAAAAAGACTCTACATTTTTGCCCGGCATGAAATCTTTTGGAGAGGGTATATCGGAAACCCCGCTTTCCCCTATCCAAAGGTGAGCAACTTCATGAGCTAAGGTAAAAATCCATGCCGCTTCTGCATCTTTGCCATTTATGAATACTGCTGGTGCGTACTCATTGCATATGGCAAATCCTCGAAATTCGGAAACGGAAAGCCCTCGTCTAGAATTGCTTTTAACAATGCTATTTTTAAAGACAAGTATTCCGATGGATTCAAAGCTTTCAGACAGTGCGCGGAAGTAGTCGGATTGACTGCTGCAGGATTTCTTTAAAGCATAATCAATGCCTGCGGCTTCCGTAATTCGTTTTGCTACCAAGCAGGGGTCATCACTTGTGCTGAAGCTTCCAACGAATGGTAGTGGGTCTGCCCCAATTTCATGTAGATAGTCGAGATACCAGTTCTGCTTCGCAATTACGTCGTCAAGAACCTCGAAAAAGTCAGGCCCCAGAGGGTCGGGAGAAACGACTTGCCTCATGTCTGGGAGTCGAGGTTTGGTAGAGCTTGGCGGGCTGTCGAGCAGCAGGTAGCCGAAGGGGGTGTGGGTGACTTTGGCAACCTTTTCTAGCTGGCGAACAGTGAGTTCGCCGGCCACAAATCTATCAATCCCTTTTCCGGACACGACTAAAGTAGCAAGATCTTGAAGTGTCTTGCCAATCTGGCTGGCGGCCCAATCTAGCAGGGCTGGAGATACGTTTAGCGTGTCCATAATGTCTTTATCATCGAGTGTCCATTCGAATTATGGTGTGTACGGCCGCCACTGTCAGTGGCAAAACGCTTACACTCGTCCGTTTCCGCAAACAAATTCGCATAGGGCTATTCCACTGGCTTCCGCACAAGCCTTCCAGCCCTCACCTCTTCCCCATACCCAGCCAGTTTGTCCTCCCCAGCCTGCATCACCGTGCAGATCAGACCTCTTTGTCTCTTTTTGAGAGACGCCTCTGGGCTGCATCGATCTCATCAGCCAGCCTGGCACTGAAGGATCTAACTGGCACACCGCTAATATTCTGGAACGCTATCGCTATGGATTTGGTGAGTGGTCGGCTTCCATTCAGAAAGCTATTCACCGTAGTGGGGCTCACGCCCATTGCGTTTGCCAGCTTACGCCGAGTAATCCGATCGGCCCGCTGTGCCGCATCGTTGAAGTCTTTGAGCGCTTTGCGCAACGCTTCGCACTCAATCTCTTCCCATACCCACAAATTTTCACGGTCCATGGAATTCAAGGCCTCCACTCCAGCACTCCGATTGCCTTGAATCTCCGTGTCCTTACGTCACGGTTTCAGTTCTTGGTTGATTGCCTCGTCCTGAAGGCTGGCCGCATGTTTCTGCAGACGATCTTCACCAGCATGCATCACTTGGCAGATCCTTAGGACCGCTTGAGCATCTGCCTCATGCCCGGCGAGGCTCAAACGCTCAGCGATTCTCGTCAGCTCGACAGCCGACCATTTCAGGTCGGAGGCTAGGCCCTGGAGGTCGCGACGGAGTTCTTGGTTGGGCTTGGTTAGGGGCATGGCTACGCTTTCCTGGCGTTCCAGATGAGTAGCACTTTCGCGTGAATGGTCACGTCGTCGATCCGCGCTGTCTGGTTCTCGTAGTGCTGGTTGTCGGAGATCAGACGATAGTGCTCTTCGTCTAGGCGCATCATCCGCTTTATGTACAGATCCTGATGCCAGGTCATTACGTATATACCCTCACCAATGAAGTCCTTCACACCCTTGTCGACGATGACCAAGTCCTTGTCGTTGATCGTTCCTTCCATGCTCTGACCCCATCCGGTGATCATCGCCAGAGATGCTGCAGAGGTGTAGGTAACGCCTTTCTCGCGCAATAGCTCCTCTCGCACAACCAGGTTGCGCACGGCCTCGTTGTATTCAGGCGGGAGCTGGCCGTCACCCATTGCAGCGCGAATGTCGTACTGAGGGATCAGGATCTCTTCATTCGTTGGACGAAGGCTGGCCAGATTCGCAGGAAGGTAGTCGGTCGACTGACACTCTGGCTCTTCGGCCGCTGCGACTATCCGATCTCGCGCTTCGCTGGAAAACCCCTTCACCTTGGCGAGAGAGAGCTTCAACTGTTCGATAGCCGACAGCCCAGCTTTGGGTGAAGTGCTTTTTTCAAGCGCAGCAGGATTGACCAGGCTGCCGGAAGGCAAGCCAATCTTCTCTTCCAAATTCGCCGCAGCTTTTTCACCGAGGTTTCTGTGCCCATTGAGGATCTGGGACAGATACGAGGCATCGAGCCCGTGCTGATTGGCGAAGTCTTTCTGGGATGCCCCGGCCATCACGGCTTTCAGGGCATTCACTCTCTGTTGGTTTATATCCATTTGCCAATAATCGCGCCCTGTTAGCAATCAGTAAATTACAGTCTGCTATTGCTTGCCGTATTAGCAGTTGCTAATCTGGCGACAATAGGAGGTGCACTATGACTCTGCACGACTACATCAAGCCGTTCGACAAGCAAGAGCTGGACAGTTTCGCTGCCAGGTGCGGAACCACAGCGGGCCAGTTGAAGCAGGTTGCATATGGCTATCGCCGCCCAGGTGCAGCACTGGCCATCAGCATCGAGCGCGAATCCTCGCGCGCGGTTACCTGCGAAGAAATGCGCCCGGATATCGACTGGGCATATCTGCGTAGCACCGACCCCACTAAAGCCGCTGCCTAACTATTTCAACCGCAAGGAGCAATACCGCATGGCATATCACGACCAAAGTCACCTGAAAGACCGGGAGATTAAGTCGCGTTACGACGAGGAAACCTACGAGGCGCTGAAGGCCGTGGCGCGACTCCACAAGCTGCAGCTGGCTGTGTTCGTTCGCATGTGCGTCGAGGAAAAGCTGGAAAGCATCATCGAGAGCGATGTTACCGATAAAAGCCAGATGGCCTGAAGGCCCGGAAGGAGGCCTACGTGCCCGAAACCACGATCTGCCATGGGATCGATGGACGCCTCTACGAGAAGCTTGAGCGGTTGGCAAAGAAGGCGGGTATGTCGCCCGAACAGTACGCCGCACAACTTGGAGCAGAGCGTTTCTTCGAGAAGACCAGGCCAAAAGGCGCCGGAAAAATCCGGAATCTACCGGTACCGAAGAGAGGTACGGACTCAATAGTCCCTGAAAAAGGCGGGACTGATGAAGACCTCAGCTGAATCCCCAAATCGCAGGCACAAAAAAACCGACGGGCAAGGTCGGCTTTTTCAACTGCATATGTAACAACACTGTGAGGTCGATTATGCACACCCATCACATTGATGTACAGGCCCTCAAAAATCCCGCGCCACGAAACGCGAACCACGAAAACGTGGCGCGCACGATGAGCAGCATCGAGCTGAGAGATCTCATCAACGATGCGCGCTTTACCGCTGGCGAGCCAAAAGTCAGGAATGACCAGTTCCTTTCTCGGGTTGAGGACGAGCTGGGCGATGAGCTTGAGGGGGTGCAAAAATATTACACCCCTGTTCACGGCAACCAAGTAGCCACCTACAGCCTGACGCTGGATCAATGCATGTTGGTTGGCATGCGTGAGTCGAAGGCTGTCCGTCGAAGCGTCCTGGCCAAGCTCAAGTCCTTCGAAGCGCCACGCGTCATTGCAACACTGCCGGACTTCTCCAATCCAGTGGCAGCTGCACGCGCCTGGGCCGACGAGATGGAGCAGAAGCAGGTCGCCCAGCAGGCCCTGGCCATTGCCGCCCCCAAGGTTGAGTTCGTCGACAAGTACGTTGAAGCCACAGGCCTGAAAGGCTTCCGCCAAACGGCCAAGCTCCTGCGTGCTAATGAGGCTCGATTCCGCGAGTTCCTCCTGGACAAAAAGATCATGTACCGCATGGGCGGGGAGTGGCAGGCCTATCAGCAGCACATCGACGCAGGTCGTTTCGATATCAAGACCGGTACCACCGATGGCGGTCACGCATTCAATCAAACGAAATTTACCCCGAAGGGCGTCACTTGGGTGGCCGGCCTGTGGGCTCAGTACAACCTGAGCGAGATCTGACATGCAATTCACCGTGACGATCAACCAGGCGAAGGCACTTGAGTGGGGGTTGAACTCCCAGCAAGCGCTGCTGTTCGCGTTCGTCTACGGCTGCCCGAGCTGGGCAAAAGCGTTGAAGACTGATGACGGGATCTTCTTTGCACTGAGCAAGGCCAAGATCGTGGAAGAGTTGCCTTTGCTGACCGACAAGCCCGACACGGCCTATCGGATGCTTAAGGCCTTGGAAGAAGCCGGTTTGATCGAGCTTTCCAGCACTTCGAACATCACCCTTTTTCGCCTGACCGACAAGGCAGCTGAGTGGAACAAGAAACAGGATGGGTCGGAAAAATATCCGACCCCACCACAAACCAAGGGTCGGAAAAAAATCCGATCTACCTCGGAAAAATCTCCGAGCAAGGTCGGAAAAAAATCCGAGCCAGGGTCGGAAAAATCTCCGACAAATCAGGATACCAGTAATCAGGATACCAATCAGGGTACCAGTCACAGCTTGCAGGACGGCTCGGACAAGCCGAACCAGTCCCGCGGTCTGGTGCTGGTTGTTGATCGCACCGACGCCCCCCGGGTTGAAATCCCTGACGACATGCCGGGCCCCAAAGATCAGTCCTGCAAAACCTTCAAGGTCTGGGCGAACTACGCCATGGCTTACCGCAAGCGCTACAGCACCTGGCCGGTGTGGAACGCCAAGGTCGGTGGCCAGCTTGGCCAACTGGTTGACCGCCTCGGTGCTGACGTCGCCCACCACGTCGCCGCCCACTACCTGAAAACCAGCGATGCGGCAGTTCTGCGCAAGTGCCACAGCCTCAACGAACTGCTGGTGAACGCCGAGAGCTACCACACCCAATGGGTGACCGGTCAGCGCGTCAACGGGACCACCGCTCGCCAGATGGAACGCACCGAAGCAAACCTGTCTGCAGCAGAACAGGCGGCTCAGCTGGTTCTGGCCAAGCGCCAGGCAGGGGAGCGCAATGAGTACCTGTGAGATGAACGATGCCCAAGTAGCAGGATTGGCCGCTGCCATTTGCGCGACGGCAGAGGCCATGGGGCAGGAAATGAACCCGGGCACTGCCGCGATGATGGCCGAGGATCTCTGCGCTTACCCAGTATCTACCGTCCGCGCCGCCCTGAAGGCCTGCCGGCTGGAAGTGAAGGGCAAGCTCGCCATGGCCGACATCCTGCAGCGAGTACAGGCCGCTGACGGCCGCCCCGGCAAGGATGAGGCGTGGTCGATCGCGCTGACTGCCAGTGACGAGGGCGAGACCGTGGTGATGACTGCCGAAGTCCAGCAGGCCTTGGCCGCCGCACAGCCGGTGTTGGCGCTGGGTGACAAGGTCGGTGCCCGGATGGCGTTCATGGGCGCCTACGAACGGTTGGTGGCCAGGGCCCGGGCCGAAGCGATACCGACGGCCTGGAGCGTCTCCCTCGGCTTCGATCCGGTGCGCCGCGTGACTGCCATCGAGTCGGCTGTGCGGATGCAACTGATCACCCAGGAGTCGGGCACCAAGTACCTGGCCGACTTGCGCATTGCTCCTATCACTACTGATGGCCAAGCCATTGCTGGACTGCTCACAGGCGCAACGGTCCAAGCATCCCCGAAGCTGCGCGAGAAGCTCGCTGAAGTGCGCTCGATTGTTGAGGCAGCCAAGGCTCGCCAGGAGCGTGAAAGGCTCAAGAAGGCCCAGGCTGATCGGGTCAATACGTATCTGCGCAAGCGCAAGGCTCGCGAGGCCATCGCAGCAACGCAACTGAAGGAAGGAATCTGATGAATATCGACAAAGCAAAGCTGCATCCCCTGCTGTGGGCAGTGGTAGGTGCATGGAAGACCGGCGACCAAGGCCTGCAACTGCACACCGATGCACTTGATCAGTTCCTCGGTGAGCACACGGTAGAGCAGGTGGCTCTGCAGCTGCTGGCGGAGCTCGACCTTGCAGACGAGGCGCGAGACGCTTATGCCGCCGACAAGAAGAGTCTGGCATTTGCGCTGAATGATGCGAGAGCAGAGGCCGAGGCGCTGCGCAAGGATGCCGAGCGGTATCGCTTCGTTCGTAACCCGATTGGGACCAGTTCACCCCTAGCGATCTGGAACGAGGGGAAGATGCCCTTGTTCAGCGGCATTGCGGATGCTGTCGTTGACGAGTTCATGACCAGGGAGGCATCCCATGGCTGACCTTATGCTCCGCACCGAGCAAGACCGCGCCCGCCTGATTGGATACCTCACCGGTCTGGACCTGGCCAAGCCGCGCCGCCTGACCATCGTCGAGGTGCGCAACAAGCGCAGCGATGCCCAGAACCGCCTGCTGTGGATGTGGAACGGCCTGATCCAGGAGCACCTGCGCGATTCCTACGGCCAGGCAGCGAGCAGTGAGGAGTGGCACGAGATTCTGGTGGCCAAGCTCTGGCCGGCCGAGGTTCATCCGGTGCAACTGCCCGACGGCACCCGGTATCGCGTTGGCCGGGCCAAGACCCGCAAGTTCAACACCCAGCAGATGACTCAGTACTTGGAGCTGCTGGACGCCTACTGCGCAGAGCACCTGCAGTTGCTCCTGCCGCACCCAGAGGATCTGATGATGGCGATCTACGGCGAGCGCAGGGGGAGGGCCGCATGAATAGCGCGTACGGAGCGATCACAGCATTGCTTGGTGGAGTGCTGGCGGCAGAGCTGGCCGCGATCGGGGTGTACATGAACAGTCCTGGCTTCTGGATGATCTTTGGCACTGCGTTCGCCATGGGCGGTGTGTTTTACAAGTGGGGCGACGAGATATGAGGACAGCTCTCAAGGAAGTGAAGCAGAAGACCTGCAAGGCCTGTGGCGGGAAGTTCCGGCCGAGCTTCAACAGCACGCAGGTGGTGTGCAGCGTCAAGTGCGCTCAGGCCCATGCCCCGGTCAACCAGCAGAAGGCCCGCAAGGCCATCGACCAGCGCGAGCGCCGCGAAATCAAAGTGCGCAAGGAGAAACTGAAGAGCAGGGCGGATCACCTCAAGGAGGCGCAGGTGGTGGTCAATCAGTACGTCCGCCTGCGTGACGCTGACCTGCCGTGCGTGAGTTGCGGCCGTTTCCATGACGGCCAATGGCACGCAGGGCATTTCAGATCGGCCGGCGGACACCCGGAGTTGCGTTTCGAGCCGCTCAACATCTGGCGCCAGTGCGCCCCATGCAATACCCACAAGTCAGGCGACCTGGTGAATTACCGGGCCGAGTTGGTGCGCCGCATAGGGGCTGAAAAGGTCGAGTGGTTGGAAGGGCCTCATGAGGCCAAGCGCTACACCATCGACGACCTCAAGGCCATCAAGGCCGAGTACCGGGCAAAGATCAAACAGCTCAAGGAGGCAGCAGCATGAGCACAGCATGGGCGTTTTTCTTGTTGGCCGCGATGCTCGTAGCGTCCGGCGGCGCGCTGGCCTGGGGATCGGCCTTGGCGCGCAAACGCAGCTACGAAGAATTCATTTTGAAGAAGTCCAAGCGGGCAGGGGGTGAGCAATGATCTATCGCGACGTTATCTCCGCAGTAATTCGTGCTCTGGCATCCGAGACGATCAACAGCGCTGGCGGCTGCGATTACACGCCAAAAATCCAGGCCAGCAAGCTCAAAGGCGAGATCGTGGGCAAAGAGGCGGCTTTTCTCACCGATTGCTGGGTGTTTGGCAGGCTTCACTCTTGCCTGGAGCCAAAGCACTGGATGGCCTTGAACGCCTGCTACTCAACGCACATGGCATCGAAAGTCGACGCTATCGGGCGGATCGTATCGCATGTGTCTTCGCCTGCCCCGCGCCTGTTCCTGACCAAGGCAGTTACAGCGTGGGCGTATCCGCAGCTGGGAGGCGCTGAGCGGGCGCCTGCGGAGAAAGTGACGCTTGAAGTGGATGATGATGCTCCGGCCTGGAGAAAGGCGGCTGTGGCGAAATCCCAGAAGGCTATCAACGCCAAGCTCAAGCAGCGTCAGGAGGCGCCATGTGAAGGCGTCATCATCCTGCCAGCCCATAACTACGACATGAACACCTGGGACGTCGACGGCACGCCGGAGCGCACCAGGCGTGACTGGCGCAGGAAGATATTCAAGGGGTTGGATGCGCTGGTGAATCAGGCGCTCCTTGAAGCTGGGGAGATCCTGACCAAGGAGGGGGTTTTCTTCGATGAGCAGGATGTTGCATAGAGGGCCTTGACAGGGCCTGCCGGTTCGCCGAATATTCACCCATCCTGTCATTCCTGCGCGAGTTGAGGGATGACTAAAAGAAACCCGACCATTGAGTCGGGTTTTGCGTTTCTGAAGAGCCATCATTTCGCTATTCTTAGCTGGCTCAAGAGGAAACGATATGACAAATCAGAATGAAGCTCGCGGAATAATCGCGTTTAAGAGCGCCCAGCTTGAAGATCAGTTTCGGAAGGCCGGAGCTACCGGCATCGGACTCAAAGAACTGAGTGAGAGCGTTTGTCAATTGTTTGGCGATGCGGACATTGCCCGTATTCGTAGAGTTTATGAGCTGCGCAACAAAGCCCTGCACGAACACGACTATTTCATCGATCAGAAAGTCTTGGATCGTTACGTAGCTAATGTGGATTCGGTGATCCATGTTCTTGAGCCTAGCCCTGGAACGGACGCTTACTTCCGCAAGAAACTGGCAGAGTCTGATTACGTAGATGAGGAGACTTACCAGTGGATGAGCGAGAAAGGACAGCAATGGATTGCGGATCGACAGGCTCAAAAGGCTGAAGCGACTGCGGCTAATCTGAAGCAGGCGACTGACGAATCTTTGACCGAGCTGACTGCAGAAAGCGAGCTCACTGCGGAAGAGCTCCGCAGGCGGCGTTTTGAAGAGCTTAGAAACCGTCAGCTCGCTGGTGAGATGGTTCTTAAGGGGTCCGCAAAAGCGGGCTTGTCGCCGCAGACAAAGGAAAAGCTCCGTGACGGAGCCATAACCGTCGGCATCCATCTGCTGGGCAGTATTTTTAGGCGCTAGTCAGCGGCCATGGCTTTGCTTTACCCGGCATGTCGGGTAGAGATCCTTCCAAGTCTGTTTCCCGCTGTTAAGCGGCCCACATGCAGCCCGGCAATCGCTGGGCTTTTTCGTTTCCGAGAGAGCTCATAAGGGCCTCAAGCGGACCTTAAATTCAGGAACCACCTATGGACGAACCAACAAGCACCGCCGTCAGCGTTGTGCTGGGTAAATACGGGGTGGTGATGGCCGCATTCATCGGCTCGATTCTTTCGCTGGGATTCCTGAAGGACCTGACTCGCTGGCAGGCCGCTACTGCGGTGGCCACTGGGTTCGGGTTCTCGGTTTACCTGTCGCAGCCGGTGACTACCTGGCTTGCACCCAAGCTCGAGCTTGCAGTCACCGATGACCTGCTGTGCGGTGTAGCCTTCGTGCTGGGCCTTACAGCGATGAACATCATTCCGGCAATCAAGGCTGCCATGGGGTCGTTCGTCACGGCGCGAGGTGCCTGATATGAACAACATTCTGGTTTCAGCGCTGACGGCCCTGGACGTGTTCCTGTGTGTGATGGTCGTGCTCGCTGCATGCGACTACCTGCGCAAGGTCCGCCCGGTGGATCAGCCGCTGCTGAGTGTCGCCTTCTACCTGGTGGCCATCGGCGGATTCGGTGCATTCGTCACTGCCCTGCAAGGCCATTGGGTCAATCCGTTCGGCGTAATGCTTCACGCTGGGGTGGTGGCCTATGCCTGGGCAAGACGCGGTCACGTCTTCACGTAATCCGTGCCACTTTTTCGAGGCTCATAGGTTTGCGGTGCGTCAACAAGTTCGCGGGCGGGGAAAGAGTTCGTCGGGGTTGAGGCACTCCAGGTTCATCTTCACACATGCTGTTTCTGCCAATGCCCTGGTTGAGTAGCTTGGCTTGAGTCGCAGCTTTTCCTGATTGTCGTAGATGTCAAAGCCACCGGGTAGGGTGGTTGAGCAATGACGGATACCCTGTCGGAAGACTTCTTGCTCTATTGGTAACGCCGGAACGATAACGAATCTTAGCTGCATTTTCGTGACTCCCCAGGCAGATCAAGACTTTAGTATTGGTCGTATGCGCTGACTTGGGACGAGAGTTTCGGTGTTTCGCGACCAATGGCAAATTGCCACTTCGCTGGCGCCATGATTCTGTTTTTACCGCCTCGACGTGATTGTGGCGCCACAAATTCAAGGTGCGCCGTTTCGTGGCGCGGGAGAGGTCATGAACAATATCCAGCGCATTCGCCATGAGCTGCCGGTAAGCCTGGATATCGTTCGCGCGGTGGCCGAGCTCGATGCTGCCCTGGTGAAGGCGATTGATGATGCCAAGGAAGCAGGTCTGCCACAGAGTCTGTTGGCAGGGCTGCTGCATGGTCACGCGCACGCAGAGACGCACAAGATGGTGGTCAAATGAAGGTCGTCGAGTTTCAGCGCGAGAACTGGCGTGACGCTTCCCGAACTCTGCGCAAGATCGCGGATCAGTTGGATAGCGGCGAACTGCCGGTGTGTAGCATTGGCGTTATGGCGATGCGCGACCCATCTGGGCAGGTTAGCCTGTTCGCGTTCGGCCCAGTAGCCGATGACTTGCAGGCCCTGGCCATGTTACGCCTAGCGGAGCAGAAGCTGATTGATGTGCTGCTGGATGACGGGGAAGGGTAGGAGTGCCGACGGTTAGTTCGGCACAGTTAGTTCGCATGCTGCTTACCTGAGCTCTCGCTCCAGAGCCTGCTGGTAGCAAACTAGGTCAGATGATTGTTGGTTTTTCTCATATGCCGCCTGGTAGTGATCGGCGCTTTTATCACAGGCATAGCTCGAGCTGCCGCCGAGCTCTCGCTCTAGAGCTTTTTGATAGCACACAAGGTCACTAGCTCGCATTGTCGATTGGTATCGATCTTGGTAAGACTGAGCGCTGTCCGAGCATGAGCCATATGGAGTATCTGCTGCGAAGGATGCTGTGCTTGCAATGCCGAGTGCGTAAACAGCAAGGAGGGCTTTTACCGGGGTCATCCGTAATCTCCGTGTAGGTATTCCGCACCAATACCGGCAATCAGCCACCATTTCAAGTGCCAGAGAGCATCTATGACAGCTAAGCAACCCGACTGGGAGGCGATCGAACGAGCCTACCGGGCCGGTGCGCTTTCCATCCGCACCATCGCCGAGCGATTTGGCGTCAGTGACACAGCAATTCGCAAAAAAGCCAAGGCGCTGAACTGGGCTCGCGATCTGTCCGACCAGGTGCGTAAAGAGGTCCGCAGCAAGCTGGTTCGCGGAGAGGTTCGCAACCACCAAGGCGCGAACTGCGAACCTGACGCAGAAATCATCGAGGAGGCCGCAGAAGAAGGCGCCCAGGTGGTTCGCAGTCACCGGCGCGATATTCGAAAGGCCACGAGCCTTGCGAACCTGCTGATGGATGATCTGCTGACGACAATCAAGCATCGCGAAGAGATCGAAGACGAGATTGAGCGTGATACTGCCGATGACCAGAGCGGTTTTCGCCGTAGCGCGATGCTCGGGGCGGTCAGCCTTCCCAGTAACGCCAAAACCCTTTTTCAGCTGTCTTCGGCCATGAAGAACCTGCAGGTGCTCGAGCGCACCGCATTCGGCCTGGACGACAAGGAGCAGTCGAAAGACGCCGACGAACTCTCGCAGCTGATGGACGAACTATCGAAGGAAGCCTGACCCATGAAGCCCGAGCACCTGAAACTGCTCCGGGACCGGTTCTGGCGGCTGAACAACCTGTACTTCATCACGGACAAGCAGGGCAAGAAGGTCCGCTTCCGCATGACGCAGGAGCAGGTGGACTACTTCCAGGGGATGCACACCCGGAACATCATCCTGAAGGCCAGGCAGCTTGGGTTCACGACCCTGGTCTGTATCGTCCAGCTGGATGCTGCACTGTTCGAGGCGGCCAAGTGCGCCCTGATCGCCCATACCCTGAACGACGCCAAGCGCCTGTTCCGGGAGAAAGTGAAGTACGCCTACGACAACCTGCCGAAAGAGATCAAGGCTGCCAACCCAGCGCGCAACGATGCCGCGGGCGAGCTGGTGTTCAGTAAGGGCGGGTCGCTCTACGTGTCCACATCCTTTCGGGGCGGGACTCTACGGTATCTGCACGTATCCGAGTTCGGGAAGATCTGTGCCAAGTTTCCTCACAAAGCCCGAGAGATCGTCACCGGCGCCTTTGAGGCTGTCGCCGCAGAGTGTTTTGTCACGATCGAATCGACGGCGGAGGGACGGGCGGGCTACTTCTTCGATTACTCGCAGAGCGCAGAGAAGCAGCAGCTGGCCGGCGTACCCCTGGGCCTGCTGGACTGGAAGTTCTTTTTCTTCAGTTGGTGGCGAAACCCGCTGTACTGGCTCGACACGACTGACGTCACGATCCCGGATCGCCTGACCAAGTATTTCGACGAGCTGAGCGCCAAGCACGGCATCGTCACCAATCCAGGCCAGCGCGCCTGGTACAGCGCCAAGGAAAAGACCCTAGGCGACGACATGAAGCGGGAATACCCGTCGATCCCTGCCGAGGCATTCCAGCAGACGATTGAAGGCGCCTACTACGCCAAGCAGTTCACCAAGCTCTACGCCGCCCAGCGCATCGGAAAGCTGCCAGACAACAGCCACTTGCCGGTGCACACCTTCTGGGATATCGGCGTGGGCGACTCCACGGCCATCTGGTTCGTCCGGATCGTCGGCGAGGAATACCACGTCATCGACTTCTACCAGAACAGCGGCGAGGGCCTGCGGCACTACATGAAGGTGCTGAAGGATCGCGGATACACCTACGGCGAGCACTGGGGCCCACACGACATCGATAACCGCGAGTTTGGTAGCGACGGCAAGACCCGGCGCGAACTCGCGCGCGAGGGCTACGAGATCGACGGTGAGAAGTACCGCATGACCTTCCAAGTGGTGCCCAAGCTCGGCGTTGATGAAGGCATCGAGCAGGCGCGCGAGATCCTGCCCAACTGCGCCTTCGACGAGGCCAAGTGCGGTGAGGGGATCACGGCTCTGGAAAGCTACCGCAAGGAGTGGGACGACAAGCGTGGGTGCTGGAAGGACAAACCGCTTCACGACTGGTCCTCGCACCCGGCTGACGGGTTCCGCTATTTCGCCGTTGCCATGGCGCGACGTAAACGCACAGGCGGTGTCCGCCGCATCGGAGGTTTGGCGTAATGCCTGTTCAATCCACCAACCCAGACTACGACGCTCACATTGAAGAGTGGCGGATGATGGACGACGCCCTAGAAGGCGAGGGCGCTATCAAGCGCAGCCCGCGCAACCTGCCCAAGCCGAGCGGCATGACCGAGGCTGAGAAGCTGGACGGCGCGGGCAATGCCTACCTTTACCGGAACTACACCGACCGGGCCCAGTACGAACACTGGGTTCGAGATTCGCTGCGCTCGATGATGGGCCTGGTCTCCCGGCTGATCCCTGAGGTGAAGCTACCCTCGGGACTGAAGGGCTTGGAGGACAACGCCACGGCTGATGGCTTCGGCCTGACCCAGCTGTTCCTCCGGATCGTGCGCCAGGCCATTTCGCATGGCCGGGTACCGCTGGTGGTCAACATCGACGACACGGGGCAGCCGTACTTCGCCACGTACGCGGTCCGCAACGCCATCAACTGGGACACTGCCGACCAAGGTGGCCGTCAGGACCTGGTGTTGTCCGTGTTCCGCGAGTTCAGGCGCAAGGAGCAGGATCGCTACAGCCACGAATGCGAGACAGTCTTCCGCGAGTTCTACATGGACGGCGCGGTCTGCCGCACCGGCGTGCGAAACGAGGCCGGCGAGCTGATCGAGGACGACCGCCCGCTGGGCACTGTCGACGGCAGCAACAACCTGGTGCGTGGTCTGGACTACATCCCGGTCATCTACTGCGGCTCCACTGACAACTCGCCGGACGTCGACGAGATCCCGCTACTGACCATGGCCCGGGCAGCCTTGAAGTCCTACCAGCTCAGCGCCGACTACTTCACCGCGCTACACCAGACCAGCCATCCTCAACCGTGGGTGTCCGGCCTGGACGAAAGCGTTGAGTTGAGCGTCACCGGCCCGTCTGCCGCTTGGGACCTCGGCCCGAACGGCCAATGCGGCTACCTGGAGTTCCAGGGCGCCGGCATCCAGGCCGTTCGGACTGCCATGGAAGACCAGAAGAACGCGGCCCTTGAAGCTGGCGCCAAGGTCATGGACGTATCCGGCACCGAGTCGGGCGAGGCCCGCAAGACTCGCCAGAACGACCAGCACGCTACGCTGCACAGCATCGTCATCACTGCGGCGGAGGCCATCGAGCAAGCCCTGCGGTATGCAGCTGAGTGGACTGGGTACAACCCGGATGAGGTGGTCTTCACCGTCAAGCCTGAGTTCGTGACCCCAGAGGTCGATGCCCAGGTCTTGGCAGAGCTACAGAAAAGCGTCATGGCCGGCACGATCAGCGCCGAAACCTATTGGCAGTACCTCACTACCGGCAAGCTTCCCGAGCACCCCTACGACGAAGAGGCCGAGCTGATCGGCGACGATCACGGCGCGGGCGGTGTCAACTTGGATACAGACGATGGCGACGAAACCGGAGCAGACGGCGGACGAGAAGCTACTGGAGCAGGTAAGCCGCCACTCGGTATTGCTTGAGCGGCTCAAGGCCGGCGAGGTCAGGAAGTTTGAGACCTACCTACGCCGGGCTGATACCCATGTCCGTGACCAGCTCACCCGCAAGGAACTGACTACCTACGGCCGGAGCCGGCTTGAGGAGTTCCTGGGGCGGGTGGGCGGCAAGTTGCTGGAGATCTACAAGGCCTTCAGTGAGCGGATGCAGTCCGACCTAGTAGACATCGCGCAGTACGAGGCGGCATTCGAGGGCCGCAGCCTGGCCAAGGCGCTGCTGATCGATGCGGTCATGCCGGCTGATTCGCTGCTCAGGGCGGCAATCAACACGCAGCCTCTGCAGGTGGCCGGTGTCGATGGCGGCAAGCTGCTGAAGCCATTCCTGACCGGATGGACGCGCACCGAGTCGGACAGGGTAACCAACGCCATCCGGATGGGTGTCGTGCAGGGCCAGACCAATGCCGAGATTACCCAGGCCATACGCGGTACCGCCGCGCAGAACTTCACGGACGGCGTGCTTGCAGTCACGAATCGGAGCGCCAGGGCAGTGGTCCAGACCGCAGTCCAACATGTGGCCACCACGGCGCGCATGGAAACACTCAAGGCCAATGCCGAAGTGGTGCCGGGCTATCGGATCGTCGCCACGCTTGACCGGAAAACCAGTGTGCAGTGCCGGAGCCTGGATGGCCGCGAGTACGAGATGGGCAAGGGCCCTCTGCCCCCGTTCCACATCCACTGCCGAACCACCATCACGCCGATCACCAAGTTATCGGCGCTGTTTGGTCAGGGTGCTACGAGAGCTTCCGTTGGCGCAGATGGCGGCGCCCAGGCCTCGGCAAGCCTGAGCTACTACCAATGGCTTAAAACGCAGCCAGCGGCCTTCCAGGACGCCGCGCTGGGGGCGGTGCGCGGCAAGCTGTTCCGCGATGGCGGGCTGACGGCCGAGCGCTTCGCCGCGCTGCAGTTGGACAAGAACTTCAAGCCGCTTACGCTCGACCAGCTCAAGGAGCTGGAGCCGTTGGCGTTCGAGCGGGCAGGCTTCTGATGTAGCATCGTGGATCTTCTCAAGGAGCCACCATGGATCGAGCTATCCAACTGAAGATCGAAGAAGCCCTCAAGGGCCTGTTCACTGCCGTCTCCATGCTTCAAGAGGCCTATCCTGGCAAACCCTTCACTCCTGATGGTCGTCTGGTTGGGGACATCGGTGAGGTCGTTGCGAGTCTGGCTTACGGTTTGACTTTGAATGAAGGCCTCACCAGGCATCACGATGCTGTCACTGATGATGGCCGCCACGTCCAGATTAAAACGACGTTCGGGGCCAGCCTCACATTTCCAGTCCATCATGTACCCGACTACTACCTCGGAATTCGCATGAATCGCGATGGTACGTTCGAGGAGATTTACAACGGGCCGGGATACTTGATCAAAGATCAACTGGCTCGCCGCGCTGCGACCAAGACAGGCCTGCACGGAGGGCTTATGCCGATGCTCAAGCGGATCAACAAGCTCGTACCCGAATCCGAGCGGATACCCAGGCGGTAAACCTCATTCTCGACCCGGCCAAGCGCCGGGTTTTTTTATGCCCGCCAGGCGGGCCCACCAGTCCCCAGGGGATCGCCACATGCCTTTTGACTTCGACCCGGCCGCCCACGGCCTCACCCTCGACGAAACCCAAACCGCCGCGCTGAAGGCAGCGCTGGGCGGCGAGGTACAGAAATTCCTGGACGGCGAGGTCTCGGGCCTCAAGTCCAAGAACCGGGAGTTGATCGACTCCAACAAGACCATCAAGACCGAGTTGGACGGCCTCAAAGGCAAGTTCGAGGGCCTGGACATCGAGGCCGTCAAGGGCCTGCTGGCCAAGGCCGGCCAGGACGAAGAGACCAAGCTGATCGCCGAGGGCAAGCTGGACGAGGTCATCAACCGTCGTACCGAGCGCCTACGCGGTGACTTGGACAAGCAGGTCAAGGCCGCCAACGAGCGCGCTGATAGGGCTGAAGCCTTCGCTGCTAAGTACAGCGACAAGGTGCTGGCCGACTCCATCCGCGCCGCAGCCATCAAAGCCGGCGCGCTGCCCGAGGCTGCCGAGGACATCATCCTGCGAGCCCGCGGCACATTCAAACTGAGCGAAGACGGCGAACCAATCGCCACTGACCGTGCCGGCGAAGTCGTGTATGGGAAGGACGGCAAGACCCCGCTGTCTCCCCTCGAATGGGCGGAATCGCTGCGCGAGACCGCTACCCACCTGTGGCCAAGGGCTCAGGGTGCCGGGCAGACCGGCGACAACGGTGGCAAGGCCACGAAGAAGTGGGGTGAGTACACCGAGGCAGAGCGCGCTGCGGTCGCCCGGGACAACCCTGAAGCTTACAAAAAACTCCAAGCCACCCGAGGAACTTAAACCATGGCATCTACCCAGCTGTCGGACATCTTCGTTTCCGACTACTACGGCACCCTGGAGCCGGTGAACTCCCCCGAGAAGACCGCCGTCTTCGAGTCGGGCATTGTGACCCGCTCGGCGACTCTCGACGACATCGCCAAGAACGGCCAGGGCACTTCCGAAATCAGCTACTGGCAGGACCTGGACGCCGACGAGGCGCCGAACATTTCCAACGACAACCCCGACGACCTGGGCGAGGTTGGCAAGGCGAAACAAGGCAGCATGCGGGCTCGGACCTTGTACCTCAACAAAGGGTACGGCGTTTCCGATCTCACCGCTGAGCTTGCCAACTCCGAGCCGCAGCAACACATCCGCAACCGCTTTGGTACCTACTGGACCCGCCAGTGGCAGCGTTACCTGCTGGGCTCGGCGCGTGGCGTGATCGCCTCCAACATCGCCAACAACGGCGGTGACATGGTCAAGGACTCCGGCGCATCGATCAGCGCCAATGCCTTCCAGGACGCCGCCTTTACCGCCGGCGACGCCGCCGATATGTTCGCTGCAATCGGCGTGCACTCGGTGGTGATGAACCAGATGGTCAAGCAGGACATGATCGAGTACCTGCGCGACTCCCAGGGCAAGATCATCCTGGCCACCTATTTGGGCAAACCAGTGTTCATGGATGACAGCCTGACCTACGCGCCAGGCCAGTTTCTGTCCGTCTTCTTCGGCCAGGGGGCATTCGGCTACGGTGAGGGCTCGCCGACTGTGCCGGTTGAGCTGGAGCGCAAGCCCGGCGGTGGTAACGGTGGTGGTGCCGAGGTGCTGTGGGAGCGCAAGACTTTCATCCTGCAGCCAGCCGGATTCAGCTGGAAGGGCAGCGAGAACCTGAACCTCAGTCCGACTGCCGTCCAATACGCCAGTGCCGCCAACTGGCAGCGCGTGTTCGACCGCAAGCAGGTCCCGTTTGCCGCGGTAATCAGCGGCACTGCCACCCCTTGACCCCATGATGCGGGGCGCCGACCTGGTGCCCTGCGCAGGAGCTCACCATGAAAGTCATCTACACCAACTCCCCGGGCAGCGAGCGCGGCACCTGCTATCGCCGCCTGGATCAGTTCTTTGGCGTCATCGACGGCGCCACCTCGGTGTCTGTGCAGGGCGATGCCCCTCATATCGGCGAGGCGTACCAGCGCCAGGGAATCAGCGTCAGCGAGATCGAGGAAGGCCTGCGCCTGGACGGCCCGACCCTTGCCCAGTGGTTGGAGCAGGGCTACAAGGCTTCAGCATACCCGCCGGATGGCTACGCCTCCCTCAGTAGCCAAGCGGAGATCGACAAAGCGATGGAAGTGGAGGGCGACGGCGACGATGAGACCGACCCGCACAAGATGAAGGTCCCGCAGTTGAAGGAATGGCTGATCGCCAAGGGCATCGCTTTTGACGCCTCGGCGAACAAGCCGGACCTGCAGGCCCTGATCCCGAAGGAATAAGCCATGACCGACTTCATCACCGTCGCTGACGTCGACCAGAAGCTCGGGCCGGGTTGGGCGGGTTCCGGTGATGCAGCCCTTTCTGTGGCTATGGCCAACGCCTGGCTCACGGCCAGGATCAAACGAACGGTTCCCAGCCCGGCGCCGGACGCGATCCTGACCGCCGGTGCGCAGGTGGCCAAGTTGGCTGCCGAGAACAAGCTCTACAAGGACACTGGCAAAGAGGTGCTCAGCAAGACCGTGTCAGCTCAGGCAGGCACCTCGACCAGCAAGACCTACGCCGAGGGTTCAGTCGAGCTGTCCGCGGCTGAGAACTTCGCATTGGACTTGATAACACCCTGGGTGCGTCGTCCCGGGACCGTCATGCTCAAGAGGACATAAACATGGGCATGCGCGAAGAGATCCAGGCCGACCTGGCGGAAGCATTCGATGATCCTGACGGTCTCGCCGATACGGTGAAGCCGGTTGCTGGATCCCGCACCGTAAAGGGTGGGTACGATCCCACGATCGGCGGCACGGTGCCGGCCTCCATTACCTACTACGTCGGACGCGGCGTGTTCGGCAACTACCTGGCAAAGGAGATCGATGGCTCTCGTATCCAGACCGAGGATGTGAAGCTACTGGTGCTCCAGAACGAGCTGTTTGAGGGGCAGGCCGGTGCTGTCACCGATGTCCCGGCGACGCCCAAGATCGGCGACCAGGTTAGCGGATGCCGGGCGCTCAACGTGTCTGAAGACCCCGCTCAAGCCACCTGGACCATTCAGTTGAGGAAGTGACCATGCCACGCGGTTCACGCATGACCCAGCGTTACGGCGGGCTTGAGGGCGGGTTCGCCGAAAGCATCCGGGAGTTCGCGGAGCAGGCTCAGGTTGCGCTTGACGCCACCTTCCGCGAGATCGTGATCGAGATTGGCAGCAGTGTCATCCGCATGTCGCCGGTTGGCGATCCCGAAATCTGGAAGGCGAACGTAGCGCACCGCTCCGCTAACAAGCGCGCAGCTGACGACTACGACTTCAAGGTGGCTGTACGCAACACGCTCATCAACCTAAACCAAGACAACTTCACCAAGGCCGGCAAGATGCGCAAGGGCGTCAGGTACGCCAAGCCACTGACCAAGGCAGAGCGCGATCAGAACTTCGCAGTGAACGGTCTTGTGGCCGGCCAGGGGTATGTCGGCGGGCGCTTTCGTGGCAACTGGCAATTCTCCATCGATGCTCCGGCAACTGGCGAGCTCGATCGGATCGACCGATCTGGTAATGAGACCATCGCCGAACTGAAGGCGCAGGTCGCGGCGCTTACGATCGGCCAGACCGCCTACATCGTGAACAATCTGCCGTATGCGATCCCGCTCGAGTACGGCCATTCCACCCAGGCACCGCACGGAATGGTGCGGGTGACCCTGGCAAACTTCCGACACATCGTCGACGAAGCTATCAGGGAAAACCAGGTATGAGCCACGCACGAGCCCGGCAGTCGATTGAGACCAAGTTGGCTGCCTGGGCTGTCGCGCGCCCGATCCGGGTTGCGCACATGGAGGAGGACTTCGAGGCCGCTCCGGGCGAAACCTACCTTCGGACCTTCCTACTGCCGGCCAGCACCACCACCCGCTACTTGGCTGCAGAGGCCTATGAGTACCGGGGTGTCTACCAGATCAGCATCGTCTGCCCGGCGGGCCAGGCCCTGGCTACTGCCGAGGCCCTGGTCGACGAACTGAGCACATTGTTCCGTGTAGACACTGAACTCAGCCGCAACGGCTTCGAAGGACTGATCGTCGAGCCGCTGGAACAGGGGCCCACCATCACCGAGTCGGCGACCTACACGGTCCCGGCCAGCTTCACCTACCAGGGTGTCGCAGACCAACCGCCCGCTGGGGCATAACCAACCGCCGCCCGGCGGGCATCAATGAGGAAACACACCATGGCCGCACGCATCCCGCTGCCCAACGGCTCTGTTGTCGAGATCGCTTCTGTTCTCGGCACCGCTGTACCTTTCACCTCCCTGACCAACGCCAAGCCGCCGGTGGCCGCTTCCGTCGGGCACGGCATCGACGCTGGCGATATCCTGCTGATCAACTCCGGCTGGGCGCTGATTAACGACCGCGCCGTCAAGGCGTCCGGTGTTACCGCCGACGCCTTCTCGCTGGCCGGCCTCGATACCACCAACGAGGAGCGCTTCACCGCAGGTGCTGGCGCCGGGGCTGTCGTACCGGTTTCGGACTGGACTCAGATCTCCAAGGTCACCGCCTTCACTGTATCCGGAGGTGAACAGCAGTTCCTCACCGTTGGTTACCTGGAGAATGACGACGACCTCCAGTTCCCCACCAACCGCAATCCGATCAGCGTTTCGATCGCCGTCGAAGATCAGCCTGAGGCAGGGTATGTCAGCGTGGTTGAGGGGTATGACGACTCTAAGGAGCTTGCGGTGGTTCGCCTGAAATTGCCGGGCAACCGTCAGATCCTGATGCCCGGCTACGTGAGCATCACCAGCACCCCGACCATGGATCGCAACCAGCTGATGACTCGCACCATCAGCATCGGCCTGTCCGGTCGCCCGACCCGCTACAACGCCTAAGGGGGCTCCATGGCGAAGATTAAGATCGCGCATAACCCAACGTTCGGCGCTGCGGTACAGCTTCCGCGTGTTGGCTCCGTCCCAGTCGAGGTTGGTTTTGAGTTTCGTTACTTGGACCGCATCGCGCTGTCCGAGATGTTCGATCGCTGGAACAAGGCGCGTGACGCCTGGGCGGAGAAGGCGAAGGAGGAGGGTGTAAGCTGGAAGGACGCCACCGCCGCCGAGATCGAACTTCAGGCTGAGCAATTGAAGGACATCGTGGTTGGCTGGGATCTCGACGACGAGTTCAGCGACGACTCCATCCTCGACCTGGTGAGAACCTGCACTGGTGCGCCAAAAGCTGTCATCGATGCGTTCCAGAACGCATACAGTCCGGCCCGCCTGGGAAACTGAAGAACGCTGCTAGGGCCGTCTACGAGCAGGGGGCCTCCGAAGGACAACTGGCAATGCTCGGTCTGAGCCGCGCCGACCTTCCCGAGGAAGAGGTAGAGGTCTGGGCGGACGCCTGGCCAGCATTTCGCCTGTTCGAGGCAATGTCCACTCAGTGGCGGACGGGCATGGGCGGCCCCTCAGGCCTGGACTACTCGATCATCCCGGCCGTCGCCTCGATGCTCGGTATCAAGCGCCGCGACCTTCCCGATATTTTTCCCGACCTCCGTGTACTGGAGGCCGAGGCCTTGGCCGTCATGGCTGAATCAGTGGAGTAGATCATGACCACCATTGCCGAACTGGGCATCCGGGTTGATTCCGGCGATGCCGCGCACGCTGCAACGGACCTGGACAAACTGGTTGAGGCTGGTGGTCGTGCCGAAAAGGCTGCTGCTGGTGTCGAGCAGAGTGCGAAGAAGGCCGGCCATGCTCTTCGCGGGCAGGCTGATGACCTTGGGCAGCTACTCGGCGAGATCGACCCGACTGTCAAAGCGCTGGGCCGCCTGGACGAACTGGAAAGTCGCCTTGCCAAGCAGAGGAAGTTCCTCGACCCAGAGATCTTCAGCGAATACCAAGGCAAGATCCACCAGTCCCGAGAGGCGCTGACCCGCTTCGATGACTCGCTGACTCGAACTGGAAACACCGCCAAGCAGAACGCCGCAGCGCTCCGTGGGGTGCCTGCGCAGTTTACTGACATTTTCGTTTCTCTGCAGGGCGGCCAGGCACCGCTGACTGTGCTGCTGCAGCAGGGAGGCCAGCTCAAGGATATGTTCGGCGGCATCGCGCCGGCGGCGAAGGCCCTGGGCGGCTATGTGCTTGGCCTGGTTAATCCGTTCACCGTCGCAGCAGCTGCCGCTGGCGCGCTGGCCCTTGCCTACTACAAGGGCAGCAAAGAGGCGGGTGAGTACAACGAGGCGATCATCTTCACCGGTAACGCCGCAGGCACCAGCGCTGATCAGCTGGCGTCCATGGCTCAGCAGGTCAGTGCCACCATCGGCACTACCGGTGCCGCAGCTGAAGTGCTGGCCAAGCTCGCCGGTAACGGCAAGATCGCCAGCGGCAGCTTCGAAACGATCTCTGAAGCCGCATTGAAGATGGAAAAGGCCGCAGGCCGATCCATTGATGCAACTGTTGCCGAGTTCGCCAAGATCGCCAAAGACCCGGTCGCTGCCGCCAAAGAGCTGAACGACCAGTACAACTTCCTGACGGCGTCGGTCTACTCGCAAATCGTGGCCTTGAAGGAGCAGGGCGATACCATCGGCGCGGCCAAGCTGCTGACCGATACCTATGCCGACACCATTAGGACCAGAACCGGCGAAGTCACCGAGAACCTAGGCCTGATCGAAAGCGCCTGGAAAGGGATCAAGAGTGCCGCTGCTGAAGCTCTCGACGCCACACTAAGTGTCGGCCGGGCTCAGACCTTGGAGCAGCAGGCGGAGGTGATTCGTCAGCGGCTGCAGACCAACCAGGGGCGTGGCGGGCGCGCCGCTGCAATGGGCATCGAAACCCGGGACACCGAGAACGACCAGAAGCACCTTGCCTTCCTGGAGATGCAGATTGAGGCAGAGAAAAACAGGGTCAAATTCGTTGGGGAGTACCGAGAAAGCCAAAGGAAGTCGATTCTCGCCCAAGACACGTTGAACGGTCAGTTGAAGGCCAGCGACAGCAATGCGGTGAAGCTGAAGGCACGCTTGGTCGAGATCGACAAGCTGGCCAAGGATTCGGCCTCTGGGAATGGCGGCAGGGTTTATACCGAGGCTGAGTTGAATCAGCTCCGTGAAGCCGCCAAGAAGCAGTTTGCCGATAAAACTGTCGGCGGTGGATCGGTCAACTTGACGCGCTTCAACGACTCCAAGAACACGCTCGCGGCGATCCTCGCAGAGTACAAGAACGCCGAGAAGGAACTGGATGCAGCCCAGAAAGCCGGCATCATCTCGCAGGAGTCGTACGCGGCCCAGCGCGCAGCCATCATCGAGCAGCAGAAGGACGAGGTTACCAACGCCTACCAGGCGGAGATCGCGGCGCTCGAAGCTGCCAAGGGCAAGGTCGGCACCTCGGCTGCCCAGCGGGTCCAGCTGGACCAGAAGATCGCCGATGCCCGGGCCAACATGGTCAAGGCGCAGAAGGACGCTGATTCCGAGCTGGCCGTGCTGGCCACGAACGAGGAGGGTCGACTGCGCAAGCAGGCCCAGGCGGTGCAGACCTACACCAGCGCGCTGGACCAGCAGGTGAAGGCGCTACGCTTGCAGGGGCAGCGATCTGCCGAAGGCCTCGGCTTGGGCGACCGGCAACGCGGCCTTCAGGACCAGCAGAACGGCATCACCGACCGGATCAACCAACAGAAGCTGGACCTGGCCAACCAGTACGGTGATGGCTCCCGCGGCATGAGCCTCGACGAGTACAACCAGAAGCTGGCGGCCCTCGACAAAACCCAGCGCGACCTGCAGGAAACTGCGATCGCCAACTACAACGACATGACCGCTGCCCAGGGCAGCTGGAGCGCCGGCGCTTCGTCGGCCTTCCAGAACTACCTGGAGTCGGCCCGGGATGTCGTCGGCCAGACCAAGAGCCTGTTCTCCAACGCCTTCAGCTCGATGGAAGACGCCGTCGCGAACTTCGCCATATCCGGCAAGTTCTCGTTCGCCGACTTCACCAAGTCGATCCTGGCGGACATGGCGCGGATTGCCACTCGCCAGGCGGCCTCTGGGTTGCTGTCGAGCATTGCCGGTAGTGCGCTGGGCGCCTGGTTCAGTGGCGGCAGCGCACCTACCTCTGCAGGCTCGACCCAGGCCGGCTACAGCCCGGAGATCATGGACAACTTTGTCTCTGGTCAACGTGCCGCCGGCGGCCCGGTAGCGGCGAACTCGCTCTACCAGGTCAACGAACTGGGCCCGGAGCTGCTGAATCAGGGAGGGAAGACCTACCTGATGATGGGGGCCGAGGGCGGCACGATCACGCCGCTGGGGACTGGGCCGGTATCCGCTGCGGCAGCCGGAGGCGGGGGAGGATCCGTGATGCACGTAACGATCAACATCGATGGCGACGGCAACACCAGCTCAACCAGCGATACCGCTGGGCTTGAGCAGTTTGCCGCCGTAGTGGGCCCGTTGATCGAGCAGAAGTACAACCAGATGATGGCCAAGGATCTCAGACAGGGCGGCCGTATCAACACTGCACTGAAGGGGCGCTGATGGCTATCGAAACTTTTACCTGGCCTGTGCAAAGCGGCGAACAGGGTGAGGTGACGTTTGCCGTACGCACAAAGAAGTTCGGCGATGGCTACGAGCAATCGGTTGGCGAAAGCCTGAACAACCGCTCGCAGTCCTGGCCCATCACTTACACCGGCACCAAGGAGCGAGTGAAAGCCATGCAGGCCTTCCTCGATCGCCACAAGGGCACCAAAGCCTTTTTGTGGACACCGCCGCTGGGCGAGCTTGGCCTGTACAAGTGCGCCGGTTACCAACCTTTCAATCGCGGCGGGCGGATCTACGCCCTGGCTGCAACCTTCACGCAGACATTCCATCCATAAGGCCAACCCATGCCCCTGATCAGAGATATCCAGAAGCTGGAGCCTGGCGATGAGGTCATTCTTTTCGAGATCGACGGCTCCGAGTACGGCGCCGATGTGCTTCGATTCCACGGCCACGCCATTCCACACTCGCCAGAGGAACTGACTGCGGCCGGGGCTGATGCCGATCAGCTGCCGGCCAAGTCGATCTTTTGGCAGGGCAATGAATACGCGGCCTGGCCAGTGCAGATCGAAGGGATTGGTGCGGACAGTAACGGCTCGGCAACTCGGCCAACGCTGTCGGCAGGTAACGTAAATGGTCGCATCACGGCACTGTGCCTGGCTTTCGACGACCTGCTGAAGTTCCAACTGACTGTGCGCGAGACCCTGGCCCAGTACCTGGATGCCGAGAACTTCCCAGACGGCAACCCTGGAGCGGACCCGACCCAGGAGGCGCTCGAGATCTGGTACATCGACCAGAAGACCGGCGAAGACGGCGAGATGGTCGTGTGGGAGCTTTCTTCACCGGGCGAAATCGACGGCTTTGGTCTGCCTGGCCGGCAGATGACCACCTTCTGCCACTGGGCCATGACCAATGGTTATCGGGGCCCTGACTGCAACTACACCGGCGCGGCGATGTTCGACGACGAGGACAACCCCACGGACGACCCTTCGAAGGACCAGTGCAAGGGCTGCCTTAGCTCCTGCAAGTTGCGCTTCGGCGAAACCAACGAGCTCTCCTTCGGCGGCTTTCCGGCCGTATCCCTTATTGCTCGGAGCTGACCATGCGAAAACACATCCTGGCCGCCGTGCAAGCGCACGCCGCGGCTGAGTACCCGCGCGAGTGCTGCGGCTTGGTCGTGGCCGTCGGCCGCAAGCAGGTGTACGTGCCATGCAGCAACACCGCCAGCGACCCGGGCGAGGAATTCCGGATCGCGCCTGATGAATACGCCGCGGCGGAAGACCAGGGCGAGGTGATCGGCATCGTTCACTCCCATCCTGATGCCACCAGCAGGCCGTCCCCGCGCGATCTGGCCATGTGTGAAGCCACGGGTCTGCCCTGGCACATCCTGTCGTGGCCGGAGGGGGATTTGCGCAGTATCACACCCACTGGCCATACGCCGTTGCTGGCGCGGCCGTTCGTACATGGCGCCTGGGATTGCTGGCAGGTCTGCGCTGATTGGTACCGCCGCGAGTGGGGCCTGGAGTTTCCCCCCTATGCGCGAGAGGAGGGGTGGTGGGAGCAGGCCGACGGCCCGAGCCTGTACGAACAGACCTATGAAGCGGCTGGCTTCTACCAGGTTGGTCAGCCCCAGCGCGGCGACATGATCGTCATGGAGGTGGGGCGCACGGCGCACCCGAACCATGCCGGGATCTACCTGGGCACTGACCCGCAATTGCCAGGCGAACAGGTCCAGGTGTTTGGTCAGGGCCCATTCCTAATGCACCACCTATACGGCAGGCCATCAGAAATCATCGTGTTCGGCGGACCTTGGCTCGACCGGACGCGCCTTGTGTTGCGTCATCGAGACGCGAAATGAAGCGGTAAATCCGCAGGAGTGGAGAATGAGCAAAGCATCGGCTGACGGACTGAACGAAACAAACCGTAGGATTGATGAGCTGCAAGCTCGACTCACGACGGAGTCGAGCTTGCGGCTAGCATACGAGGCGATATTGACCGCCCGCATTGCTGCCTTGGATGAGCAACAGCGACTCGCTTGAGTTCAGCTCGTGCGAGCTCCTCGATCTCTTTTATCGAATAATCACCGATAGGCTTGCCCGAGAGGTCTACTTCAACCATCAGGTTCGCGTTGGTCCCATTCCCGAGCCCTACTACAGCCTTGGGCGCGAGAGACAGGTTAAGTTGAATAAGTTTTGTGGCCATTCGAAATCCTTAATTGCTTGCGCTAGAGGCGACGCTGCCCCAGTCCATGGGCTTGCAGGCAACGGACTGGGGCGGTTCGTTGGAGGCACAACGCTACTACGGCGGCAGGAGGGTCGGTTACTGGGTTTCCGTCCATGGTGGACGGGCGGACAGGAAGGTTTAGGAATAAGCGGAGAATCGGTGTCAGTGGTCTAGAAGGGCAATAACCACAATTGAGTTGTACCGTCGGTGGCGTTATGCTTCCACCCAAAGCACTATTTGCTTGATTCACGCCCGAGGAGGGCAGCATGTCTAGCGCAAAGGTTCCATTTTCGAAGGTAGCTATGCTTAGCTTGGCTTTGAGCATATCGACTTCGTGCGCTCAGATTGCAGCAGCTGCCCCTCAGGTGGTCGAGATCATCAAGCCTGGCGTCAGTTCGAAACACGAACTTGAGCAAAAGGCCAAGCTGCGCAAAAGCATCAAAACCGCGATGGCTTCACTTCGACAATTGCACAAGTCGATGGAGGAAACTTGTCACATTCTTTCCGCCGACATTGTGATCCCTAAGCATGTGCTTAATGAGCATCCATATGCCGAAGTGATTCAGAGTATTCGTGGCTTGGAAGAGGCGTCAAAAGCAAGTGAATCGCTTGCGGCGCTGCCAATTATCGGGGAAGAATATCTGTCTCTTCGTCGTCAGATGGCGAAGACTCGATCTCTTGCCGTGCGCAACGAGATGCTGATTAATCAGCGACTCAATACTCCTCAGGTATTTCAGAGCGAAATTGATCCTGATGGCCTGACAGCATTGGCCGACATGGCAACAAACCGTCTTCATCGCCTTGTGAGCTGATGGATGTCGGTAATCGTTGAGTTCAACTCTGAAACTTATGACGCCTTGTTCCGCGACGTCCTTATCGATTATCCCGGCCTCCTAAGCGTGCTGATTTCCGATTTCACTCGGTACATCTCGAGCGATCGGCAATGGCTTCCTCAGTACTTCGGAAGAGAAGCGGCTTATGTGAAGCCGGACTCTGCGATTGATGCGGGGCTAATGCACATTCACATCGCCTTGCCGCCTACGGTCTTCCCTGACAAGCGGCCGCAGCACGACCGTACCTGCCCGATGAATGCTCCCCATCAAGATGCAGCCTTGGTTTACACCCAGGGCCTATTCGAGGAAGACCGCTATTCGCTTATCGCCTTTCTCCACCCGAACGCCCACGGCAAAGCTCGCGAGCGAGCAATCATGAACTACCTGGTGCGCGTCGCGAATCGATTTCGCGATAAATACTGAGGTAAGACGCACCCGCCCATGCGGGGTTTTGGTGCTTCTTGCGGATGGTGTTAGATTCCTGCCATCAACAAGGAGGGATCACATGCGAATTTTGATTGGGGCGGTGGTGGTGGCGTTGCTGACGGGGTGTTCCACTTCTCCGGTATCGCCGGATCAAGCCAAGCCAGTTCCTGCTGATCGGCTTGTTTCCTTCACCTCCACGCCGAAAGAGGCTTATGGCACAGTGATTGTGACCAGGGATACCGGGTGGATGGGCGGCGGCTGCTTTGTAGCTGTACATATCGATGGAAAGGTTGCAGCACGCATAGACACCGGCGAGGTGGCTCGATTCTATCTGCCAACTGGCGACCACCTGGTTGGCCTGGGCATCGATAAGCAGGGTGGCGGAATGTGCAGCTGGACGGACATGCTGAAGGAGCAGTCGGCCAGTTTGAAAGAAGGACAAGTAAAACGCTTCCGCATTGGGGGCGACTCGCAGGGCGGCCTGGACATCCGGCCAAGCTCTCTCTGATTTGAATTGACATCGCAGCCGCCTCCGGGCGGCTTTTTATTGCCTGGAGATTCGTATGGCAGCACTCGTAATTGAATACCAGCCCCTCACCACGATCCGCTTGTACGGAATCCTTAAGCAGTTTGGGAAAACTTATAGGCTGGCTGTGCGCACCCCAGCAGAGGCTATCAAAGCGCTCTGCGTACAAATACCGGGCTTTGAGCGTTTCCTTTCGAATGCGAAGTCACGGGGGCTTGAGTTCGCTGTATTCAGGGGGAAGAAGGCCATTGGTGAAAACGAACTCGGGTATGCCGGCACGGGTGAAATCCGTATTGCCCCGATTGTTGTCGGTAGCAAGCGTGGCGGTGCTATGCAGACCATTATTGGGGCAGTCCTTGTAGTTGCTGGTGCAGCAATCAATTTTTTCTCGGGCGGCGCGCTTGCCTGGGTTGGCACACCAATGATGCAAGTAGGTGTTGCGTTGGCCATTGGCGGTGTTGTGCAGATGCTCAGCCCCCAAGCCAAAGGCCTGAAGACCAGTGCCGCGCCGGAGAACACTCCGGGCTACGCCTTCGGCAGCGCCAAGAACACCACGGCCAGCGGCAACCCTGTACCGCTCTGCCTTGGGCGCCGGCGTTGGGGCGGCGCGGTTATCAGTGCCGCGATCTACGCCGAAGACCAGATGTAACCCGCAGATAGAACACCGACCGCCTCCTGGCGGTTTTTTACGCCTGGAGGAAAGCATGGGCGCAGCAAAGAAACTGGACATCGTCGGCGCTAAGGGCGGTTCGGATAAGCCGAAACAGCCTACTGAGGCGCCGGACAGCCTGCGCTCGGTCGCCGTGGCAAAAATGCTGATCGCCGTGGGCGAGGGTGAGTTCGAGGGCACGCCAACCGCCCGCGACATCTATCTGGACAGCACGCCGCTAGCTGACCCGGCCGGCAACCTGAACTTCCCGAACGTGAAATGGGAATGGCGAACTGGGTCGGTTGAGCAGGGCCACATCCCAGGCATCCCGTCCATTGAGAACGAGATCAGCGAAAGCGTCGAGTTGCGCAGCGACAACGCCTACATCCGCGCCATCGACAGGTTGGAGCTATCCGCGATACGCCTGCGCTTCGCCTGGCCAATGCTCCAGTCGGTTGACGAAGGCGGCAACGTCAACGGCTATCGGATCGAGTATGCCGTGGACATTGCCACCGACGGCGGTGCCTACCAGCAGGTGCTGCTGGAGGCGGTCGACGGTAAGACCACCAGCACCTACGAGCGCACCCGCCGCATCGAGCTGCCAAAGGCCACCAGTGGCTGGCTGCTGCGCGTCCGCCGGCTGACGCCCAACCAGAACAACAACAAGATCGCTGACACGATGCAGATCGTCGGGCGCACTGAGGTGATCGACGCCAAAGTCCGCTACCCAAACACCGCGCTGCTGTACATCGAGTTCTCTGCCGAACAGTTCCGCAACATTCCCGCGGTCACCGTGGACTGTGACGCCCGTAAATTTCAGGTGCCCAGCAACTATGACCCGCGCACCAGGGTATACACCGGGGTCTGGGATGGCACCTTCAAAGAAGCCTGGACCGACAACCCGGCCTGGCACACCTACGGCGTCACCGTGAACGACCGCTTTGGCCTGGGCCGGCGCATCAAGTCCTGGCAGGTCGATAAGTGGGAGCTGTACCGGATCGCCCAGTACTGCGATCAGTTGGTACCGAACGGAAAGGGCGGCCAGGAGCCGCGCTTCATCTGCAACCTGAACCTGCAGAGCAAGGCCGACGCCTGGAGCCTGCTGCGCGATATCTCGGCAATCTACCGGGGTATGACCTACTGGGCGCAGGGGCAGGTGTATAGCCTAGCCGACATGCCGCGCGACACCGATTTCGACTTTGCCTACACCAGGGCGAACGTCATCGACGGCAAATTCACCTACTCGAGCGCCTCGGAGCGCACGCGCTACAGCCGCGCCTTGATCAGCTACGACAACCCGGCGAACAGCTACGACACTGATGTCACCTCGGTGACCGATCAGAAGCTGCAGCGCCGCTATGGCGATAACGTGCTGGAGATCAGTGCGATCGGCTGCACCCGCGAGTCGGAGGCCCAGCGCCGCGGCAAATGGGCGCTGCTGACGAACTCGAGGGATCGAGGCATCACCTTCAAAGTCGGGCTCGATGGGCGCATCCCGCTGCCGGGCTATGTCATCCCGGTGGCGGATGAGCTGCTGGCAGGCCGGCCAATTGGCGGGCGTATCGCTGCTGTGTCCGGCCGCACCATCGGCTTGGACCGTGACACCCAGGCCAAGGCCGGTGACCGCTTGATCCTCAACCTGCCGGATGGCACCTGCCAGGCGCGCACTGTTCAATCGGTGAGTGGCCGGGGCGTAACGGTCACCGCCGCCTACTCGGTGGAGCCTGAGCCTGAGCTGGTGTGGGCGCTCGACGCTGACGACCTGGCCGTACCGCTGTACCGTGTGACCCGCGTGACCCGCCCAGAGCCTGGTGTGTTCGAGATCAGTGCGGTGCAGTACGACCCAAGCAAGTTCGCCCACATCGACACCGGTGCCCGCCTTGAGGAGCGGCCGATCAGTGTTATCCCAGTCACGGTGGTACCGCCGCCGGCTAGTGTCACCCTGACTTCGAACTCTGCGATCAACCAGGGGATCGCGATCAGCACCATGACCATCACCTGGCCTGCTGTTGCTGGCGCTGTTGCCTACGACGTCGAATGGCGCAAGGACAACGGCAACTGGATCAAGCTGCAACGCACCGGTTCGACCTCTGTCGACGTGACCGGCATTTACGCGGGCGCTTACCTGGCCCGTGTTCGTGCCGTGAGTGCGTTCGATATTTCGTCGATCTGGAAGAGCTCCAATCTGACCCAGTTGACGGGCAAGGTCGGCTTGCCGCCAGCGGTTTCGTTCCTCACCACCGCAGCGTTGGTCTATGGCATCGGGCTCTCTTGGGGCTTTCCTGCTGGCGCCGAGGACACTGAGCGGACGGAGATCTGGTACAGCAAAACCAATTCGCGCAATGACGCTATCAAGTTGGGCGACTTCGCCTACCCGCAGGCCAAGCATGAGCTGCACGGCCTGGCTGCCGGTGTGTCGTTCTTCTTCTGGGCTCGTTTGATCGACCGGACCGGCAACGTTGGGCCTTGGTACCCGGCGGGTGTGGGCGTCAATGGTCAGTCGAGCGCCGACCAGTCCGAATATGAGGAGTACTTCAAGGACAAGATCACCGAGGGCGCGCTTTACCCGGCGCTGCAGGAACGCATCGACTTGATTGATGGTCCGCCATCGCTGCCGGGTTCGGTCAGTCAGCGAGTAGAGGAGGTCAAGGTCCAGGTCGAAGAGATCAACGACCAGCTGGGCGAGCAGATCTCCCAGGTTCAGGGCAACCTGCAGCAACAGATCGACCAGGTGAGCGCAATCGCCAAGTCGGCTGAGTACCAGAAGGAGAAAGCTTATACCGCTGGCGCTTCTACGCGGCTGAATGATCGTCTGTATCAGGCCAAGATTGCTGTGCCTGCTGACCTGACCGGAGCCAAGGCACCGCCGAACACCACCTACTGGCTCGATGTTGGTCAGGTGGTGTCCCAGTCCAACGGCCTGGCTGGCCGCGTCACCACGGTGGAAACCAAGGTCACCGAGCAGGACGGCAAACTCACTGCCCAATCCGAGCGGATCGACGGTGTGCAGTCGAGCCTGACGGTTACCAACGGCAATGTGACTGCCGCGCAGAATGCAGCTCAGGCCGCAGCGGATCTGGCAGGCGGGAAGGGCAAGGTGCTGACGCAGTCAGCCACCCCGGCGGCTGCCGATCGCCTGGCGCAAAACTTGTGGATTGACACCACCGGTGGTGCCAACACCCCGAAACGTTGGAATGGTTCTGCTTGGGTCGCAGTTTCCGACAAAGTAGCAACGGACGCCGCTGCGGCTGCGGCCAATGCCTTGTCGGTGGCCAACACCAAGGCGGACGCCTCTGCGGTCGACAACATCAGCTCCCGGGTAACCGCAGCTGAAGGGACGATCACCAGCCAGGGGCAGGCGCTCACCGGTTTGAACAACAGCCTGACAACGACCAACCAGAACGTCATGGCGGCACAGCAAGCTGCAGATTCGGCCAATGCGCTGGCGGGCGGGAAGGGCAAAGTGATCATTCAGTCGGCTGCTCCGGCAGCAGCTGATCGGCTGGTACAGAACTTGTGGATCGACACCACCGGCAACGCCAACACCCCGAAGCGCTGGACCGGCTCGGCGTGGGCGGCGGTGACCGACAAGGCGGCGACGGATGCGGCTGCAGCTGCTGCATCGGCCTTGGCTCAGGTGGCCACCAAAGCCGAGGCCTCGACGGTTCAAGCACTGAGCAACGAGGTCACGCAGCAGGGGCAAACAATTACTGCCCAGGGCCAGGCAATCACCAATGTCCAGGCCTCGGTCGGGAACATTGCTGGCAATGGCTCCAACCTGATGCCAGCTGAGTACTCGGTGTTCTCGGATACCGCGCCTGCATTGGTACTGGGTGGTGGCCAGTTTGCCTCGGTGGTGGCTGATCCCACTGCGTTCAACGGCTATGCGCTTCGCCTGCTGAAAACCTCTGGCACAGGGACGACTTACTTCGCACCGTCAGCGATCTACTCGGGGGCCAACATTGCCCTGAAGAACAAGAAGTACATCGCTTCCTTCAATGCCAGAAGCGAGGGCGCGAACAAGGAAATGGTTGCGTCCTTGCGGACTATCTCTTCGTCAGGAGAAGTCCGGTTCGCTCCAGGACAGAACATCGCTATTACCGGGAACTGGGCGCGCTACAACGTGCTGTTCGATGTATCGAGCCCGCTGTTTGTTGCGGACAAAATGGTCTTAACCCTTTCCGCATCACCGAACCCTGCCGACGGGATCGCGGTGTTTGTGGATCGGATCATGTTGGAGGAACAGATTGGCACCGGCACTGATCCGTCCGCCTTCGTCATCGGCAACAGTGCGGGGCAGGTGGCCGCGAATGCTGCCGCCACGACAGCCATTAATGCCAGGGTGACTCAAACTGAAACTGGACTGACGTCGCAGGGGGCGGCAATCACCGGCCTGAACAACGGCCTGACCGCTACGAATCAAGGGGTGACCGCAGCGCAGCAGGCCGCTGACGCCGCTGCAACTCTGGCCGGGAGCAAAGGCAAGGTTCTGGTGCAGACCGCGACACCAGCGGTTGCTGATCGCCTGGCGCAGAACCTGTGGATCGACATCACGGGCAATGCAAACACGCCAAAGCGCTGGAATGGCAGCGCCTGGGTGACGGTGAGTGACAAGGTTGCCACCGATGCCGCCGCCGCTGCAGCGAACGCTTTGGCGGTAGCGCAGACCAAGGCAGACGCATCGACTGTCCAGGCGCTGACCAATACGGTTAGCCAGCAGGGCAACACCATTACCGCTCAGGGAACAGAGCTCACCAACATCAAAGCCACCGTGGGGAGCGTGGCTGGAGAAAACTTGCTGCTGGACCCGACTTTTTCCAACTCAAATGGTATTGGCCAGGCCGGTACGGTGCTGGTGCGAAACGATGCTGCTGTGCCCGGTGGGGCGTCGAGCGCTCGCGTAGTACGGGTAAGTCCGGCCACAGGTACCGGGAACACCTACTACGCCTTCCTTAGCGCCCTGAATGTAAGGCCGCCGGAGAATGGCAACTCGGCTCAGATTGCTGTGGTGGGCGGTGAAGTCTACGACTTCGAGTTGTATGCCTATGTCGCCGCGGCGCGTGGCCAGTGCGGCCTGTGGATTCAGTTCTACGATGCAGCGGGTTTAAGCATCGGACACAACTGGGTACTTGCAGCCGGTGATGGTGAGCGCGTCACCACTACGACTGGAGGCTGGGTCAAGCTCACGGGCATGGCCACTGTTCCAGCCGCAGCTATTCGCATGGCTATGACGCTACGTGTTGGCGCCGGTAACGCAACAGATGTGTTCATGTCGGCGCCGGCGGCGCGCAAGCGTTCCGGCCAGGACAATGCCCAGGCGAGCGCACTGCAATCGGTCGACGCCCGTGTTTCGGTGACGGAAGGCGAGGTCTCCAGCCAGGGATCAGCCATCACGCAGTTGAACAACACGGTGGCGGGCAAGGCCGATAACAGTGCGCTGCAAAGTCTGCAGAGCACAGTTAGCCAGCAGGGCAACACGCTGAACTCGCAGGGCCAGGCGGTGACACAGTTACAAAGTACTGTGGGAGGGATTGGCGGTGCCGGCACTAACCTAATTCCGGCGGAGTACTCGTCGTTCACTGAGACGCTGCCGGCGATTCAGAAGCGCAACACGACGACCGTAACCGCTGAAGCATTCAGCGCGGCTTACGGCACGCATCGCCTGAAGGTGTCCGACTCGACCACTGATGGTAATGGTTACTTCTGCTTGTACGCCAACAACGAGATGCTGAATTTGAGGCTGAAGCCCAGCACCAAATACATCTTCTCTGCATGGGTGCAGAGTGGCGCAGCTGCCCGTACGGTGCGTTTGAGGCACCGATACGTAAATGCGGCCGGCTCCCAGGTCGAAGCGCATTTGGCGAACCTGACATTGACCACTGAATGGGGCAGGATTTCGGCCTCGTTTACCACTCCTGCTGCGCTGGTGGACAGGGCGGAGTTGCTGATCTTCACCACGCCCGCCGCAGGATCTCAGGATTCCTGGTGGGATGGTTTCATGATCGAAGAGCAGATCGGGGCCAATGTAACGCCGAGTTCATTCGCCCCGGGCACGTCGACTTACCAAGCCGCGGGCCAGGCCACGGCGATCAGCCAACTGAACACCACGGTAAACCAGCAAGGCACGGCAATCACTGCCCACGCAACGCGCTTGGATGGGCTCTATGCCCAGGTGAGCCCGGAGATGGAAGGCGACAGTTCCGGGCTGGCTGGCGAAGTGGGAAGCCTGGTTGGCGTCTGGACGGAGCAATCCGCACGGATCGAGGACGGGATAGCCACGGGCAGGCGGGTGGATACCGTGCAGTCGCAGATCGGCGACGTGGAGGGATCGGTGCAGGCTGTAAGTGCTTCGGTTCAGCAGGTCACTGAGACAATTGCAGGTGTCGACGGAAGGGTTTCAGCCATGACCACCATCAAGGCTGAGACTATTTCCGGCGGCCGCCGAGTCATGGCCGGGCTCGCGCTCGGGAGTGACGGCCAAACCAGCGAGATCCTGGCCTTTGCGCAACGGTTTGCCATTGTTGACGAGTCCAGCGGCAACATGACGCTGCCGTTCGTGGTTCAGGGCGGTCAGGTGTTCATCAGTCAGGCGATCATCAACCAAGCGTTCATCAAGGAGATCGTTGCGGGTATGAGCATTCGTTCTTCGGCGGTGAACTCACAGGGGTTGCCATTACTGGAGATCAACTTCGCTTCCGGTACGTTCACCCTCCGTGGCCAGGATGCCAATGGCTCGACACTGCTCAACAACGGCGGCCTGTATGTGTACGACGCCAATGGCGTTGAGCGGACTGCAGTGGGGAGGATGTCCTGATGGCGGTGCAGTATGGGTTGCGGACAAAGGATGCGTCGGGCGCCATCACGCTCGACACGTCTATCACTCCGATCCGCTCATTGAAGATGTTCACGGTCACGGGCAACGGAAGCCTGGACCAGTACATCTCGGTGCCGGAGATAAAGGCTGGGTCCTTTGCTGTGGTCGATACGCTGGTGGATCAAGGCGAAAACACCTGGACGCCTCAGGCCTGGTATTCCGCTGGAACCCTTCAGTTGCGCAGGCCATCTTCGTTGACGTGGCAAGTGATGGTGTTGTCGCAGGGGCTGGAGCCGTTGGGTTCTGGCTCCTACGGCATACGGACACTGAACAACGGCATCAGGACGCAGATCGATGCCGTCAACAAGGTGCTGTCCGTGGCGTTCAGTGGGAGCTTCCTGCTTGGCGGTCCAGGCACAAGTTTCATTCAGTGGGGCGATGTGAACTTCCCGGCGCCAATCACGACTACCGAGCGGCCCCTGATCTTTCTGAACGCTGTCGATTACATGATGGCGGGGAGTTTCTATGTCAAAGGCTCACCAGGCAACTGGACTGGATTCAGGTTGAAGGCATGGCCGAGCAGCATCCACGGTTCGGCCTGGACTCAGTACATGACGATCAAGTGGTTCTGTGCAACGTACCAGCCAGACGCGGGTGTGGTTGGGCAGTATGGAGCAGTGGTGAGGGATGCCAATGGCATAAAGCTGTTCGCCACTACAACCAATCTCGCAAGCCTGCTCACACAGCCGGCGACCACTGAGTTCTCCGCAGTGGGCCCGCCAATTACAGGAGGATCAGCGGGGTACTCCCCAAGCCAGCAAATGAACTGGACGGGGAGCTATGACGATTATGTGCTGGCCAACGCTCTGTTCTCTTGCTCGAACATCGCGCAAACGACAACGCCGATCAAACAGAACTATGGCGGGTGGTGGCCGGGGAATCGAAGCATGTTGCAGATGTATTGCTACAACGCTTCGGGCATTGACCCATTAACTTCAAATGGTCGAACGCTGTTTGCAGCGCGGCCCATGCGACCGCTTTGAGGACCAGGAATGGCAAAGCAAACTATCAACCTTGGCGTCGCGCCAAATGGCGCTGGCGGTGATGACCGCCGAGCTGCCTGGCTTAAAGCAATCAGTAACTTCAATGAGCTGTACGCCTTTCTTGGCGGCGACGCGCTCACCGAAGGGCTACCGGTAGCGAAAGGTGGCACTGGTGGCAAAACCCAAGCAGCGGGCCGCACAGGACTCGGGCTGAAGACTGCTGCCATTGCCGATGCGGTGGGCGACGTCTCCCAAGGCGCGCTCATGCAGTACGTTTCCAACAGCACCGGAGAGTACTGGCGGTTTGCGAGCGGGCTCGTCATCAGTAGTCAGACAGTCAGCGTTGGCGCGCTGTCATGGTCCGCCGGTACCGGGGTACGGTACTTGAACGTCACGGCAGGACTGCCTGTGACATTTGTCACTACACCACGGGTGTACGTGCAAATCAGCGACAACGATATTTCAGCACGGAGCGCCTGGGTTGCTGCGGCCATACCCACTGCCAGCACCTGCTCCAACTGGTTCGCAGCGAACGCCGGGACTACCGGATCAGGGGCGTTCTCTTTCAATATTCTGGCTGTAGGGAGATGGAAATAGTGAGAATCAAACTTGTCCCGATCGGCTCAAGCAAATCGCTGAAGGTTATCCGTAGCGGTGACTTGTTGGTCGTGAACGATGAGCCCTTCGACTTCTCGCCCCTGCTCGAAGGGGCCACTTTGCCGGAGACTGCCATTCTGTCTGAATGGTTTGTCGCGCCGGTGGAGCGGGTCAATGGCCAGCTACAGATCACCTTGCGGCTGCCGCACGCTGACGATGCCCCGCACGCCGCGCTTTTCCCCGCGGACATTGTCAACCCACCGAGTGGCCGGGTGCCGCTGCCGACTGACGTCACTATAGACCCCCCCACCCAGGAGTCAGAAGCATGAGCGGCAATATCGACTGGACCCGTATGGTCACCAAGGAGATGAAGGAGCAGGCTGCCGCTCGGCAGTACTTGACCGCCGTGGTCGCCGAGACCGCCGCTTACCGTGCCTCTGCTGATGCTGCCATCGCCCCGTTGCAGGATGCGGTCGATATCGACGAAGCCACCGAGGCAGAGGTGATAGCGCTCAAGGCCTGGAAAAAATACCGGGTGGCCCTGAACCGGCTACCAGAGCAGGCCGGATACCCAGACACAATTGACTGGCCGGTACCGCCGGCCTGACCACCGAAGACATACCCCGCACCCGCCATCGAGCGGGTTTATTTTTGCCTGGAGAACCCCATGCCTTACGTCGTCATCAACACCAGCAACCACTACGATCCCGCCAACCAGATCCATCACGCGACCGAGGAAGCCGCCGACCAGGCCGCGCGGGATCTGCTGGCTGCCCAACCAGCGGCAATCGTGCATACGGCCAAAGTGCTCAAGCGCTACACCGCCGAGGTGACGGTGACTGTCGATGAGCCTGAGTCGGTCGAACCGATGGAGGAAGCCTGATGCCCATTACCGAGCAGCAGTTGCTGCAGATCCTCCCCAAAGCCCGCCCAGTAGCGGGCATTTTTTTGCCTGCGATAAACCGGGCCATGGCTCGCTTCAAGATCGACAGCCGGGTTCGCCAGGCGGCGTTCCTGGCCCAGATCGGTCATGAGTCGGGCCACCTGCGCAACCTGGTGGAGAACCTGAACTACAGCGCCGAGGCTCTCATGCGTACCTGGACGACCCGGTTCAATGCTGCCCTGGCCAAGGAATATGCCCGGCAGCCGGAGCGCATCGCCAATGTCGTGTACAACGCGCGCATGGGCAACATCCACCCGGGTGATGGCTGGCGCTTCCGTGGGCGCGGCCTGATTCAGCTCACCGGGCGGGCGAACTACGCCGCCGCCGGTGCCGGGCTGGGCCTGCCGCTGGAAGACCAGCCGGAACTGCTCGAGCAGCCGGAGCATGCCGCCATGTCTGCCGCCTGGTGGTGGGCGAAGCACGGGCTGAACGAACTGGCCGATGCTGGCCGCTTCCAGGACATTGGCAGCGTCATCAACACCGGAAAGCCAGGCCGGGTTCCGCACGGTGCAGATGAGCGCAAGGCGCTGTATGACTGTGCCTTGAAGGTGCTGGCATGA